ATGTCATTAAGTTATGCTTGGGAAAAATTTCATATCGCAGTTCTCACTCTAGCTGGAGCTGGCAGCACTAAGGAACGTTTGTCCAATGCCTATATTTTTAGCATTGGACATATTAAAACTTCAGAAGACATCCCTGCAGACCTCCGTGAAAAATTCGAAAATCTTTGTGATACATTGACCAGCGTTGATCCGACAGGACAAGAAGGAAAAGTTCAAGCAACTGTTGCCCAGATGGATGAGCTTGATATTTCGAAAGTTACTGAAGATATTATTAGTTTTTACGATACCCTCTGCCGCCGTTTAGCTCTTGAGGATGGAACGCACTAACATGGGGTGTCGGGGGTCGGAGGTTCAAATCCTCTCGTGCCGACCAAAAATCCTCTAAGAACCAGCCTGTTACGGCTGGTTTTTTTATGCCTGTTTTCTGTACGGGGAAACTCCGGGGAATTATTGGGGTGAAACTATCGACAGATCACCAGCCAACTACGATCTATCGGATTGTAATATCCTCTTGAGTAGCAAGCACGATAATTGCCAGGAACCTTTTCCCTATACAGTTGTCTGACAATAGCATTCATCTGACATTAAGAAGCCCTATGATTACTAGTCTCTCATTGGTATTTGCCGTGATTACCACTCTGTGCATCATGTTGTTCGCTGCGGTAAAAGTAGGGGTTGGTTTGTCTAACAATCCAGACAGAAATGATAATTAACCTAAACCACGTAACCCCACTTCATACTTCACTTAACAGTGATGTGCTCACATCACCGGGCAATCATCAAATTCCGCTTTCCTGGCATCATTAATGATGTACGTGATCACCCCGAATATAGCGGGCGCAGAACTGTAACCATCATCATCTGCTGGCAGCGCCTCCCTTCTCCCGTTATCCAGATTAACCAGGTGGGGCTGAGGATGAGTCCGATATCGCTTGATCCTGAATTCCCCGTCTATCGCGCATATCAGCAGCGAGCCATCACAGGGAGAAAGTGACGCATCAACAACAAGCAGCGCCCCCTGGATTATCCCTTCCCTGAAATGTGAACGTGATGCACGCATGAAGTAAGTCGCTGCGGGCTGACTGATAAGCTGCTGATCAAGGGAAATCCTTGTTTCAACGTAATCTGCCGCAGGTGAAGGAAAGCCCATGGCTATAGACCTCCGTTTGGATTGAACAGCTGAAAGGTACGGTTCTCGCCTTCCTGCGTTGATACATCGCGGAATGTTGTCACATACCACTCGATCCATTCGTTGGCCTGCTTCATCGTCCAGTTCCAGTTAACCTTGCTCAGTTCCTGGACAAACCGTTGCGTGGTTACGGTCTTCCGGCCATTTGGTTCCTGCTGTATCGAAGCATACCAGGCTATTTCAATATCGCTGCGTCGTGGCATCATCACGCCCTCTCTTGAATACTGCATAAAAACACAGTATAAATACTGTATATCCATCCAGTAAAGGAGCAATAAGCAATGTTCGTGGAACTCGTTTATGACAAAAGGAATTTTGATGGTCTGCCCGGTGCAAAAGATATCATTCTGGGCGAGTTGACCAGGAGGGTTCACCGTATCTTCCCTGATGCTGATGTTCGGGTTAAACCGATGATGACACTGCCGGCGATCAATACCGACGCCAGCAAGCATGAGAAGGAACAGATAAGCCGTACTGTTCAGGAAATGTTTGAAGAGTCTGATATGTGGCTGGTTTCAGATTAAATGCCTTGAACCGTCATATTGCACAGGTACAATCCGATGCGACTGGGAACCACCCAATACTCGCTATATTGTAAGGTAACCAGTCGGCCGCAGTTACGTTCTTGCATACGACGTGACTGCGGCAATTCATATCACAAGAAAGGCATCACACACTGCTGTTCTGAAGTTCAGTAATTTGTTTCTGTAATGCCTGAATTGATAACGTCAGTTTGGCAATCATTGCTGTCTCATCCAGAGAATATGCGTCGGTAGTATCATTCTCATCATATCCATCTTCCAGACCTTTTCCCTTCACACACTCCGGGGACGTCACCACCAGGTCATTTGCGATAAATCCAAGCTTCGTTTCGCTCTCAGGAATAATACCTCGCTTCTTAAACCTGAACGTCGCGGGCTTCCATTCCATAACTTCATTCAGTGCTGTGGCAGATGCGGACAACTCACCCATCACGTTTTTATCCGAGAGATATTTTATTTCTTTTTTAAGATGTCTGTCGGATGTGGTTGTTAGCTGGAGTGCCCCCATTCGCGAATTATCAACCCACAAATCTACAGGCCCGCCAACGAAATTAAGGAAGGTTGAGTACATTTGCGGACCACCATAAATACCGGGCTGGCATAAAATGCCTCCGTTAGCGTAAAACACGGTACGCCTGTTCCCAACGGAATCAAGGTTCAGGATCACACGATTAGTACCATCGGTGAAATCAGCACGTGACCCACGGAGTCTGGCCGCTTCCTGCCCGGGGATTACATCAAACCCCAGAGAGTGAGAGAAAACGCCATCCGTTCCCCATGCCAGATTCACACCACTATTAATTTGACCTCCGGTTTTACCATTTATGGTGTTCAGGCGCGAATCGCTGCCCTGACAAAACTGTCCCTCTTTATCGCCAAATGGTTGAGAAAGTCCGGTACCGCCCTGCTCTTTAGGAACAACACCATCAACCTTATCTGCTTTATCGGCCACACTATTGATCAACTTTTTCGCAGATGGGCCCGTAGTCTGACTGGTATCTGGAAGCTTAATGGTTACATCACCGTCAGCAGTGAAAAACTGCTGCCAGTTCTGCTTGTCGTAGTTCAGTCCGCGAAGTGCCTCAGCACTCTGGGCCACCAGCGCCGCGGTAACCATATTCAGCGCCACGCGGGGAACGGCTGACCAGGCGGCACCAGATTGTGTTGGCCCGGTGAAATTACTTACCAGCGTCAATGCTGTACCGCTTTCCACTGATTTAACCGGGAGCGTATAAGGAACACCACCGACAGTGACAACAATAAAATCTCCGGCCGCCACCTCAGTAGTAAACGCGGTCCCGCTGCCAGCGACCGCATCAGAGTTATGCGTCAGGGTTAAAGTTCCTGCTGACATGGATATCTCCTGAATTCAGATAATAAAAAACCCGCCGGAGCGGGTTATTTTTGGTATTTCATTGAGAGCAATTCGAATGGGTGAAGTTATTTTTATTCACCCATCGCCAGTTAAAGGGATAACCGGCCCTGTACTCAGTCTGATTAGCAATTTTTCGCACACCGTAAATCTGCACTGACTGGGGTAGTCCACCAGCCACTAACTCAGCCTGACAAACAGGTTTCTGTTTCTCCAGAACAGGTCCTGAACATGCGGAAAGCACCAGACTGGCAATAACTGGAATAATTATATTTTTCATTTCGACACCAGAGTTAATTATTTAAACAAAAAATAACCAATGGCATCGAATAATAAAAATAGTTTTAATAGATCAATATTCTTAAATTGATCGTTTAAATCGATCGGTTTAATCATATACCGCTGTATTAATCGCCGTTATCACAATACCGCTATTTGTCGTACCGATTGAAGATCCGCTTGCTGATGTTGATGAAAGTCCTTTTATTCTTGTTCCCGCACCTTCATTGAAGCAACCCGTTCCTACATCAACAGGCTGAATGATTGGCTGCCCACCAGGCGCTGAACCAGCATGCAGAAGAACAGACCCCAGCCCTATCGGATTTACAGCCCATTTACCCGACATGTTTGCGTCGATGTTCAGCCCACCCGTTACAGCGCCGGGTGAGCCTATAGTTGTAAGGTCGCTTAATACCCGAGACTCATTCGTAAGTACCAATGTCCCTTCGGTATCCCATATAGCCACTCCCCAGGCCGGAAGAGTAAGCGGATATATGGCAAAAAAATACGCCTCCAGAACGAAAGCCGAACCTCTGTAATTAGACGCATCAACACTGAACGTGTTGCCACTTTTTGAAGCTGATATTTTCGCTGGGGTGCTGGTTCTTGCAAATACAATTCCCCCCTTCTGACCGTCGATGGTCACTGACACCGAAGCACTATTAAAGCTCCCCCCAAAAGTTGAGTTTACCGTTACTTTTCGGTAAAGCGTCATTGGTGTGGAATCAGGCGTGATAAAAGGGTTCCCGTTAGGTAATGAAATCAATGCGCCATATTTAGCCATCTACGCAGTCTCCGCAAAAACGATTAACTGCACTTTGACTGCCGGGTAATCATTAATCCCATCACTACCTGAAGGCTGTATTGTTATGGTGTTTCCAGATGCAATAATATTTCTTTTATCTGTGTAACTTATTGTCCCTTTATCCTCCAGAGTACCAACCGCAAAACCGACCTTTAAACCGGGCTCGAGGTTGAACTGGTAGCTTCCCGTTTTCTGACCTAAAGCAAGATCGATGATGCCCACCACGGTTACAGGTTTAATGCCATAGTTATTCGGGACGCCGTTAGCGTCCCATGAAGCAAATCCAAAATCAGACATTGGGAGCCACCCCTGTTAGTTTACCAATCTGCACAAACAAACGACCTTCCGGCCCTGTAAAGGAAAGATTGTTGTCGGCTTTAGAAAGACACCACCCCCCCTGATTTGCAACTTTGTAACCTTCTGACCAGATAGAACCTGAGATTTTCGCATTGTTGATTGCGGCGTTAGCAATTTTGGCGCTTGTTATACTTCCATTCTGAATAAACGCATCGCTGATAAAAACCTGACCATTAACAACAGCAAAGGGTGAATATTGCGTATCACCGCTGCCACTCATCAGGACGAACTGATTGGCGTTAAATCCGACACGAGTGACTACCGGTTTACCCGCTTCGGCCAGCACTGCAATCGACATCCCGGCGTTATACATCACACCGTTAATCCGGACCCCGGTTTTAAGGGTGTAAATCGCAGAGGCTCCGGTAGCATCAACCACGGCAGTAAGCTTGTCCTCCAGTGCGGCAGTTACATTATTGAACTGCGCCTGCACCTGCGTCGACATTTCAGCCATGGCCTTATCGACCTGCGCAATGGTCGTTTTAACCACCAGAATATCCGCGCGTACCTCGCCGTACTGCGCCCACTGATGTTCCACGGTTGCATGGTTGGCCAGCGCGTTCTGCAATGCGGCTTCGAGGTTGGTATCAATGTCGCCTGTCAGGCGGTCACCGTCTGCAGACGTCAGGAAGTCATCAGCAATATCGCCCAGGTAGTCGTCAGCATTCGCGTTGGATACACCACGAACCCAGTCGGTCCAGCCTGATTCATTACCCGTTCTGTCAACCAGCTGCGCGCGGTACCAGAACTCCTGTCCCGCCTTCAGTCCCAGTTGGGTGTATTCGGCTGACGGATAAGGCACATCCGACAGCAAAAGAGGATTAGAGAAATCACTGTTCGCGGTGTACTGAATTTCCGTTTTCAGCGTATCCCCGGTGTTAGCCGGGAATCCCCAGTTCAGGCGAATCCCCCAGTTGATCGGCGTTGTCGCAAAGCCGACAGGTTTCGGTGGATTTCCCACCTTGCCCGTCAGCGTTTTCTCTTCGGAGTAGCCCCAGCCAGAGGAAATTTCAGCGGCATTAATGGCACGCACACGCACGAGGTAGCGCCCTGCATAAATACCCGATACATCAAATGAGGTGGTGGAGCTGCGCGGCACGTTTACCCAGTTACCATCATTGCGGCGCCACTGTGCCTCGTAGGCGATAGCATTCTGCGCCTGGTCCCAGCTCACACGCATGGTTTCGACGCTGATATTCTGCTGCACCACTGAAAACGAGCTGATCACAATGTTAGCCGGCGGCGACTGGTTACCAGGCGGGATTACACTCACGGGCCGCTGGTCAATGATGGCTCCGGTATCGATACGGGCATATTTATCCGGGTCATGCCATGCGCCGGTAATAGAGAAAGTGCCATCATCATTATCGGAGACGCTGACAACTCGATACTGCTGGGCGTAGAGTTCATCTGACTCAACCACCCATACAGCTTCGGCCTGTGGTGTCTCACTGTATGCCGTGGTGACTGTGACTGATTCCCCATTAATCGCCTGAATAGTCCTGCTCTGTGACGCACCGGAGGGAAGATTGATAATAAGGCGATCGCCTGCTGCTGCATCAGCTACGCGGTCAAGTTTTATCACGCGACCGTTAACAGCACTGATGCGGCCACCCATAACTTTGCCGGACAGAAGCTCGTCTGACACGGCGATGATGTATCCCGGCTGCGGAATGTTTCCGTCCAGGCCAACATCAAACGAAACAACACGATCCTTATTGTTGGTGAGAATACCCCAGCGCCCCTTTCGGTTCGCTTCTGATTGACGGGTACAACCGATGGCTGTCATTTCCAGCTGATTAAATCCGTACCGGGCCACCAGAGGCTGCTCAAATACTGGCTCCATCGCATCCGCATAAGCGTTACCCGGATCAGACCAGGAAACCAGCGCGGTGGTATACCGCGTTTTTGTCGTGCTGCTGGAATAGGTAAAGCGTCCGTCGATAACGTTAGCGCGGGTGTAAGCGTAATCCACATCTCTCGGCATATCGGCAAGCGCAACAATCTGATCGCCGCCCCAGTACGTCATACCCCGGAATATAGCCGCAAAGTCACGCAGCACAGTGTAAGCGTCATTCCTGTCCTGAACATAGACGTTACAGGTATAGCGTGGCTCTGTCCCGCTTCCACCCTTTCCATCCGGTACCGGCTGATCGCAATATTGCGATACCTGGTACAACGTCCATTTATCGATGTTGGCTGCACTCAGGCGATTACCCAGACCAAAGCGATCGGTAATAACCAGATCGTAAAATATCCACGCCGGGTTATCGGTCCAGGCCCACTTAAACGCGCCCTGCCATGTACCACTATAAGTCCGCGTATCGGGGTCATAGTTATCAGGCACTCGGATCACCCGGCCACGTGGTTCACAGGATATCTGTGGAATCGAACCATTGAACTGACTTGAGTCGAATTCGATGTACAGCAGCGCGGTGTTCGGATAGCGCAGCTTGGCATCAATCACCTCCGTGAAGCTTTGCAGCGTCATCGTGTCGCCGATCTTGGCGCTGTTTGCGTCAGCGGTAATCTTACGCAGTCGGATTGTCCAGGTGCTGCCAGCCTGCGGTAAATCAATACGGTGGCTGCGCTCATAACCAGACGTCGTTTTGCCGGTTACGCTGGTATTAAGAACGGTTTGCCAAGTCCCACCATCAGTTTGCAGGTCTATTGCATAATTGATGGAATACCCTATCAGATCGCCGTTGTCCTCTTGCTTAAACAGAGAAGGCCATTTCAGTCGCAGGCGAACGGCTGATAGTTGGGTGTTGGTGAAGGTACGCGTCCAGGCTGTTGCGCTTGATACTTCAGTTCCAACGTTGATTTCGTTTTCGGTACCGGGAATGCCCTGAATGTAATTTTGTGCCTGAGTTCCCGCGCGAAACTCCCACGTCACACCGCTAAAGTTTTGGGAACCGTCGGAGTTTTCCAACGCCGTGCCGTCCAGGTAGATATTTTTTCCGGTTAATTGCCCTGCAAATTCCCCTTCCCCAAGCGCAACGAGGATTTTGGCCTTCGCTACAGATTGCAGATCATCAGGCTGTTCGGTAGGGGTTCGGGAACTGGAACTGCCGCCCTTGCGGCCTTTAATCGGGGTTACTGTAGCCATATTGCGCCCATAAAAAAAGCCACCATAAGGTAGCCTGAAAGGAAGATTATTTTGTTATTGCTGGTCTTCGACGTATATACCAGCAGAGATGATCGCCCCGCCAATGCGTCTGCGACCATAAAGCAGCGGGACCGGATAACCTTGTGCGGCAGTATTTGTCACCCCACCGAAAGCATATGAAGCGTGGTTATCTGCACTTTGCTTACTGGCAAGACCTGACGGTTGAGGTGAGAGCATCTGAACAACGCCGCCAAGTGCCATTGCCGCACCAATTTTCATCATAGGCACGCCAACAGCGCCGCCCCCAAAATATGTTGCTACAGCACCAACTACAACTAAAGCTGCTCCCAATATGGTTTGTAACACGCCAGCTTTTTTACTGCCTATAACGACAGGAATAATGCGAATAACCTCACCTGAAACAGGATATCCAAGATCAGATTCACTCAGATTTTTTTTACCTTTGAACACCGCATAAGTAAGACCACGCAGCTTACTTGAATTCAGAAACTTTTCGAATCCATTAATTGTACAGCATAGGGCGCTTACTGCTTCGGATGTGCTTCCGACTAATCGATAGTGTTGTTTACCAAATGTTTTCCCAAGAACACCACCTAATTCTATTTGCGTCATAACCTCAGACATAATCGCTCCATAAAAAAACCACCAGGAGGTGGTTTCATTGCACTGTAGTAGGTTTTATATCTACATTGGCATCATTGTCTATATATATTCTGACAGTCTTACTATCATCAGTTTTTATATTTATATAGCGTTCTTGCCTTTCAATTCCGGAGTTACACATACCTTTCCCATCAAATGTAGCTCCGACCGCCCATTCACCTGGAGGCAGATGAAAAATAGCCTTTTCCTTCTGGTTTAAAATTGCGGCTTTCTCACCGTTGATATACAAACTTGCTGCACAGCCTGCAGAGATAAATCCGCTGTCACGCACAACAGTAAGTACACCATCATTCGGATTAGTCTCTTGAAATTTATAGAGCTGATTTGCCGGAGCAAGTTTTGCTTTACTTGGAGGAACCACCTCAGTTGAACATCCAGACAATAACGCAATAGACAAGACTAAAAGTATTTTGTTCATATTCCATTCCCTGAGTAAACGTCCATAAAGGTTAGCACAGAGATTTATACCGTAGAACCTTCATCGTCCGTTCCTGCCAGTAGCCGCCATAAGGCACACGCTGACTCAAATGGCCATAAAGATGGTGGAGTAGCATATTGCCTTCCAGCAGGATCCCTGCATGGTTCCACTTATTAGCCTGGACCTGCATGATAACCATATCACCTGGCTGCGGTACGCCACTGAATTCACGGAATCCGCATTCATACCAGCAATCGTGGTAGAAGTTTTCGGGATAACTGTCTTCCCACCAGGGATAATCGACGCGGTAATCCGTCAACTCAATGCCATGCGTTTGCCGGAAGTAGCTCATCACCAGCCCCCAGCAATCGAAATGGCCGAGCACGAACGGACGTTCCAGCAGCGGTAACTCGCCGCGCGGCTGAATGGTGCGTAAATCCCCTTCCGGCCAGCTGACGATATGCCAGGGAAGTAACGTAGCGTCACACTGTGCCTTATCCAGTTCACTCGCCTGCGTCGTGGCATCCGGGTGGCTGTGGACAATGGCTATCACTGTGCCCCAGTCTTCGGCAGCGGCATAATCTTTCGGCGACAGGTGGAAATGCTCTGTCGGATCGGTTGCCAGATTACGGCAGGGAATGTACCGCTGCACCCTGCTTTTTTGCACCACTACGCCGCAGCATTCACGCGGATATTCAGCAGCAGCATGCGCCATAATGGCGTCGATAATTTTCTGACGCATATCAGCTCCTGATCAGGGATGTGCCAGGGAAGCCACCGAACGGCAACTCGTTCCCCTCGCCATGCCTCAACTTGCACGCAGTGAGCGTACCGGGACATTCATCGAGTGACGGATCGTTAACCGGGTTGTTGTGCTTGTCGAAATAACGCGTTCCGGCATAGTCACATCCATCACCTGAGCGATATTTGTTACGGATACACCAGGTACAAAGCGAATGTAGCTGGCGCGTCGGGATCATCAGCCCCTGCAGGTCCATTGGACTGGACAACGTAAACGCCACCACCTCGTTGGTTTCAGTGCTCTTGGCGTCAATGTAAAACACCTTCAGCTTTTCCTGCTGCGGATCCGCTGACGGGTTTCCCTCCGGATAGTTTTTCGCATCCAGATACTGCGCCAGCGTGTCATGAATCGTGACCTTTGCCTGCAGCAGGTCATCATAAGTAAGACACAGCGCCGTAATGGAACTATCCAGGTTAGCTACCGACAGCGTCGGCTGCGCGCTGGTCCCGTCGGTCGCCGTCTCAATACCCTCGATCTGGCAGGGCCAGGCTTTATATTCCTGCCCCTGCCACCAGATTGATTTCGCCGGTAGCTTATTTTCATCTCCACCAGCAGCGGCAATTTCATCGGGAGTGTGGGCAATGTTGTGGGCGTGGAAGCGGAGAACGTCGGAAACACCAAATGCGGTGCCATCGACATCAAAAAGCCGGACAACATTGCCCGGCTCAAGTTTCTGATAATCACTGTTTAAGCTCATGGTGCAAACGCCTGTTCAAAGGTGGCTGATACGGTTTCCACCGTTTTACTTTTGGTGACGCGCTGCAGGCTGTCTGCCTCAACACGCCACAGCGCAAGATCACCGCCTGGCGGGGTAAACGAAAAGGATTTCGTCTTATGGCGCCGCAGGAAAGCATAAATATCCCGGACGGTTTGCGGTTCGCCGGTAAATGAAAACTCATAACTGAGCGTTTCATCATTCATCCCGGCACCTGACACCTGCTTATAGCCATCACCAAACTGCGCCGTACGGACGGTATCCTTACTTTTCAGGGTCGGCTGGCTGGATGCTTTAATCCGCCATGCAAAATGCTCGATCGCCATTACTTACCTCTGTTTTGTTGCATTCCAGATGATGCCACCGGGCCGGACTTCTCTGGTGATACCTTCCCTGATTGAGCTGTTGATCACCTGCTGATAGGCTTTCCCCAGCGCATCGCCGCTTCCTTTCTGTTGACCGGAATCCCCCTGGCCTGTTGTCACCGAAACCGGCGCATACACGCTGACGCCAAAAGGAGAAGCAACGCCACCGCCACTCACGCCGACCAGACCACCAGTCGCATAACCACGCATCATGCGATAAAGGTTGCCGACACCTATTCGGTTGGTGGCCTCCTGCGTAAAGACAAACTCGCCACGGTGCACCACACCTGCTGGCTCATACTTGCCGCCGGATCCGGTATAACCACCGCCAGCAAAACCCAGCGCTGACGTGGCAGAACTGACCAGGCCAGCCATGGCCTGCTTCATCAGGATCTGCGTCAGCATCGACAACGTGGAACGGGTGAAATCTGCCCAGTTTGCTTTCCCTGTCGTCAGCATATCGGCCATATTCTGGCTGATACCATCGAATGTGGCTGAAGCAGCGGACTTCATCGAACCATAGGCATCAGCTGCTGAATCGGCATAGTCAGCCCACGCTGATTTCGCCCCAGCCTGCCAGTTGCCGCGGAGCTCGTCCTGTGCGGCATAATATTTCTTCAGTGCATCCAGTTCGTTCTGATAACCCTGATCGGTGTCCGTACCACCGGCATTCATCCAGCCCTGCCGCAGCTGTGCCTCTTCGTTTTGCCGCTGCGCGCCGCGGCTACTCATGCTGCCACCGGCCACCAGCGCTCGGGTCTTCTCCCCAATCTGGGTAACGTACTTCTGCGAGCTGTCCTGCAGGCGGTTTAACCGTTCTTGGGCAACAATCTGATCGCCCAGCCGGGCATTCACTTCGGCCCGCGCCAGTACCTCGTCTTTGTTCGCCAGCACCGATTTTTCATCGGCGGTCAGCGCGCGCTTTTTGGCGGCCTCTTCCAGCACCGAAAAGCGGGATTGTTGTTTCCACAATTCCTGCCGCTGCTGGCTGATGGTATCAGTGATGCTCTTATGCTCCTGCAGAGTGCGTAACTGCGCCTCCAGCTCCAGCGTCTGCGCGCTGGCAGTATCGACACTTTTCACGCCTGCTGGCGTTTTCACTGCTGACGGTTTTTTAGGCTTCTTCAGCGAGTCGTCGTATTCCTTCTTAGCGGCTGCCATCAGAATGTTGTAATCAGCCTGGAGGATACGTCCGTCTTTGATGGCCTGATTATATTCTTTCTGTTTTGCCGTAAATTTATCCAAAGCTGATTCGGTCTTTGAATATGCAGCCTGCGCCTGCGCGGCATACTTCTGGCGGTCAGATTCAATCACTGCCTCGCGGGCGGCGTTATCCTCAGTTGCCTTTGCCACACTGGCCTGCTGCTGAGCCATTTCCAGTGCAAGGCGGGCAGACTCCCGATCGTTCCAGTAGCTGGCGCGCGCATCATCATTGACATAACCATCACCTTTACGCAGATTCCAGATTTCATCCGCCCGCTTAAAGGCCGCTTCCGCTTTGGCAACCATCTCCTGCGTGGTGTCAGGCCGCCCAATATCGAGCGCCGCATCCCACATCGATTTAAAGGCACGCTTCAGGCTGTCGGCAGCAGTCTCAATCGACCCCATATTGTCGCGCAGGCTCTTTGTCTGTTCGCGAAAACCGTTCGTCGCCGCATCATTAGCTGCCTGTAGAGCCCCGGCCTCATCCCCGGCACGCTGCAGTTGCGCCACATAAGCAATCTGTTCCGCGGTAACGTTGTGGAACTGTTGCGCCATAGCAATAAGGCCTGAAGTCGGATCATTCGTCAGTTTGCCAAATGCCGCTGCCACCTTGTCGACCGGCACGCCCGACGCATCGGTGAACTTCGCTACCGCCTGACTCATCTCATCGAACCGGGCACCGGCACGCACTCCGGCGTTGACCAGCTCCATCAGCGCGCTGCTGGTCTGGTTAAACGTGAGTCCCGCCTGCTCGCCGGATTTCGCCAGCACCAGCATGCGGTTTGAGGTCAGCCCGGCAGTGTTACCGGACAGGACCAGCGTTTTGTTGAAATCAGACAGCGTGGACGAGCCCTGATACCAGGCGTAAACCACCGCGCCAGTGGCGGCAGCCAGCGCGCCAACGCCTACCATCACCGGCGATATGGTGCCCAGCAGCGCCCGAAAGGTCGGAATAATACCGCCGAAGGAGTCTTTCACCTGACCGCCCTGCTGCAGCAGGATAAGCCACGGACTCTGCCCTCCGGCCAGCTGAGTGGCGATATCCGTAAACTGCGCAGGCAGCATACGCATCGCCGCGTTGTACTGGCCGACTGAAATACCGGCCTTCTTCGCCGCGCTCTCCTGGCGGGTAAATGACTGCTGCACCTTCAGAGCAGAGTCATTCGCTGCGTCACCCGTCTGCTTAAACTGCCTTTTTACGTACTCCATCTGCTCGTTGAACTTTGACGAATTAACGTCAAGGTTAACGACCAGGTCACCCACTGCCGTCTGGGCCATAGCGAACACCTCCTGAAATGCCCTCGGCCTTTGCCATCAGCACAGCGTCACCAGGTTCATCATCGGCAATATCCTCCGCAGAAGGTGAAAGCAGGCTGAAGCTGGCAGGGGTTGATGTGGTTTTGGGGTCAAGCGCGGTAATGACGATATGCATCAGCGAGGAAAAATGTGCATCCAGTTGCGCATCATTAAAAAAATTGTCCTGGTAGAACGTTCGCCAGTCGGCGTATTCCGTTGACGACATACCAGCAAGCATGGCGCGCCAGTCCGGGCGGCGAAATTCACGCGCCAGTTTCAGGACGAATGTCAGCTCGCTGGCGAGGACTTTTCCAGACTGACCAGATCAGTCACAGCGATATCCTCTGGATCATTCGCTTCCTGCAGCGGAACCATGCCGGATAACAGCTTCACGCTGTACTCTGCAGCGGAAACAATCTCCAGCGGCCAGGTCATCAGCACTTCATTCTGGATCTGCTCAACGTCTTCTTTCGGTGTTTTGTGCGTCCCTTTCAGGGGATGTCCATGCCATAAAGACATGGCCACCAGCAGTGCGCCGGATTTAATCGTCATATCCATCGCCGCCTGCATGTCGGCATCGGTGATACTTTCCAGCGTCTTCAGGTGTTCAAGATGCTCAATACGCTGCAGCGCCGACAGTTCGTAGAGCGTGACGGTCTTACCGTTGCGTTCGAACGGCTCACTTTTTAAAAACATGGGTTACTCCAGAAAGCGGGGCCACAGCCCCGGAAGTCAGGAAACGGTGACTTTACAGGTCGCGACAAAAAGCCCGTCGTTGGTCATCACGATAATGTCGGCGGTTCCGGCGGCAATGCCGGTTACTGTCAGAACCGTACCGGCGACAGTCACTGTGGCTTTACCTGCATCCGTGGTGGTGGCCCGGAAAGATGGATCGCTTGCGCTGGCTGGCGCCACGGTGACATTCAGCGTGGTGGTGGCAGCAACCGCAACGGTGGTGGTCGATTTATCCAGGCTGACGCCGGTTACGGCAATCGCTGCAGCAGCGCTGTCTTCAGCAAGACCTGGTTTGCCGTTGTTGCTGATTTTGACAGAACGGGTAATGGTGTCTTTTGCCGTCACCGTTTTACCCAGGCTGCTTACCCAGCCACGGAACACATCGATGGCGCCATTCGGGTATTTGATTTTGTACGCCAGCACGGTACCGTCATCAAACCAGCGAACCAGATCCTGCTGCCCGCTCTCGGCAGGTTTCCAGGCCAGCGTAAAACTGGCCTCCCCCGCCGATTTCTGCCCCTGCGCGGTAGCAGTCCAGTCGGCATCTTCGTCGTCCAGATAGGTGTCGTCGTTTGATTCGGCAGTCAGTTCACCGGGCTGCAGGTCTTTAATCTTTGCCAGGCGCGTCCAGTCAACATCCGATAATGGGTTGGCGAAGGGGTTACCCGATCCGGAATAAATCCAGAGCGTGGTGGTGGCACCCTTTACCGGCGCCAGTGGGTTTGGTGTAGTCATTACGTCCTCACATTTCGTAAGTAATGGAATATTTCAGATCAGCCGAACTCCACAGCCCAAGATCGTCATCGCGCTGGTAGTCATACCCCTGCTGCACCATGTTATTGATCAGCAGAGAAAGTCCTGGCACATTGCCAAGCACCGGATAAATACGTGACTCCATCCAGTCATCGAGCTCGGAATCGGGTACCTGCGCCGGTAAAAAGATTTCGATATGCAGCGTGGCCTGCCAGATATCAGCATCCAGTTCTTCGCCGGTATACCCGGCATCCGTCAGGAAGACAGCGACCGCCGGAAAATCCCCCTCCTCCAGTACCGCTGGACGTCCGTCAAAATAGAGTGCGTCTTTACCAATATGGCTCTCCAGCGCATCAATAATGGCCTTTCTAATATCAGTGTGTTTCATCGTTTCAGAATCAGCCTGAGTTGGTTTTTAAGGGATGCCCGAAGTTCTTTGGGCATATCCGATTCCATGAGCTTCGGCAGCTCATCTTTAAATGCGGTCGTCAGTGGCGCTGCCAGTGGAATGCTGACCACTTCAATCGGGTAGCGGGGTCTGGATGTCCGTCGCATCACATGCCATCGGCCATTCTTCAGTTGTTGAATAAAACCACCAGGGAAACGAAAAGGGCCAATACGCAACACACTATTGGCCCCTTTTTTGTCCCGTTTTCTGCGGGATAACCGTACGCTGGCGGTACCGAGCTTTATCGCGGGCAGGTTGCCCCGGTTCACGCGAATCATTGCCATCGGCTTTTTCGCCGTGGCGCGTTTTATCCTGGCGCGTTGTTTTACCAGCTTGCGTGGCACCCGCGTATCTTTCGAGACAACGGCAACGCTTCTACTGACTGCCCGGGTGGCGACACGGTTAACAGCCTGCGCTGAGGCACGCGGAACCGCCGTATTGCTGATGCTGTTCAGGTTTGCTATAGCCTGTTCAAGCCCTTTTAAAGACATAGTTTCCCCTTAACGGCGTCGGGTTGCTGTGGGAGGAGAACCCGTACCGAGCCAGACATGGCAGGATCCGCAGTCATCAGGACCAATACGATCAACCCAGAAAGGTTTTCCGTTAATATCCAGCGTATCCAGCCGCGCCAGCTGCACAATCGTTGCTGATTTCACAAACAGCGACGGGCTGGTCCCCTCGACACGGATGCCGGGTGTGGCGTAACCGATATTTTCCGGATCATCGAAAACACCACTCAACGTGACGCCAGAAATAGCGCCGGACGTTACTGTTGCAGAAGTCCCCATAACCTGCCGAATAGTGTCATCGGCCTGTGTTATTGCAGCATCAAAAAGGTTATCGAAATCAGCCACACAGCCCCCTGTTAGTGCTTGCGGACCAGCCCAAGTGCAACCAGGCTGTCCGCATCCGCTTCTGTCACGCGGATCACGGTCCCCGCCTCCACAATAGATACCCGTTCATCGCGGGTCGCGTGCAGCGCCTCAATGTGCAGCGTGACCAGCGTTTCGACTGCCGTCAGCGCGTCATCTGTTCTACCGCTTAATACAGTATCCACTGGCGGCACGGGGTCTACGGCGCCGGTGGATGCACTACCATCACTCACGCCACCATTTTCAACACTATCGGTATCCGTGCCTTCATCCAGTTCTTCCTCCAGCTCCGCAATGCGCATAGAGAGCTCCTGAATGGTGCCACTGGTATTCACTTCCCGACCAAGCTGCGCGCCAAGCTCATTAAGCCGCGCAATCAACTTTTCTTTTTCTGTCATAAGAACAACTCCGGAACAGGGCCCCGCAGGGCCACAGAATGGACATCAGGCGAGTTTGACAGACACGAACGCATCCGGGTCAGCCAGCAGCATCAGTGGTGCAGACTGGATCATGGTGAACTCACGCGCCGGATCGCCTGTCTGTACCCAGTTTTTCGGATAACGCGTGGAAGCGTTAATGCCTTCACGCTGGGCATCAACATCCTGAATGCAGCCGTAGGTGCGCAAACCGCGCGCCTGGGTATTACCCAGCACCATGCTCAAATCCGGCAGGTAGTTCTTTTTGGTGTCGTCTTCAATGTATTGCCCGGAGTAAACGACGATGGCCACATCGCCATACATTCCCTTGTAGGAGACCGCTTCCCCCAGATCTTTCAGCGCCGTTTCCAGTTCAGAGTTAGAACCGCGACGGGTGTCGAGCTTCTCTTTTACCGCTTTGAATGAACGGAACAACGCCCAGCCCTTCGGATCAAAGACGATAATATTGACCACGCCGCTGGCGTTCAGCGCATAGGTTTCAATATCGTCAGTAGGGTCATAGGTTTCTTTGTCGCGGGTGCTCCAGGCCGCAGCACCTGCCTGGATGATGTTGTTTCCGGCACTGCGTCCCATATCCACCTCAACCGGTTCAAACGCTTCGCCGGTCATGGTGTATTTACCGTTGAGAACAGCAGCCACAGCCTGTTTCTCTTCCACCTGAGCAATCGCCAGTTCTTCATCCTTCATGTTCTGCAGGATTATGCGACGGCGGCGGTAGGCCGGGTCAGCCAGATTTTGCGGGTCTTCATCCGGCAGGCGGCGCAGCGTCATCTGCGGGTTTACCTCGTGCTTGGGCTTGACGTAACCCGGCGTAAACTCTGATGTTGCGCCACCACGGGAGCGGATAACCTTGCCGGAAATAACAGGAGAGACGTACAGCGCCATGTTGACCATGCCCGGAATTTGCGACAGATACACCTTCTCGGTGCTGAAGGGGTAGCTTTCACGGAAGAAAATACGCAGGAAAAGCGGATCGAATTTGAATTTCTTCTCATTGACCGCCAGCAGTTGGGCAGTTGTGTAAATTGACATAGATGTTTCCCGTAAAAAAAAGCCGCGAAGGCGGCTTCTGTGGATGATGGTTAGTGTTAAGTCGGATGTCAGACGATACTGATGGCTGTACCTGCGAATGCGTTGCGTTTGATGTGTTCATCTGTCACCGCATCCGGCCAGAGCACATCTTCAATACGGAAAGAGCCGGACTTATAGAATGCCAGCTCAGTGCTGCTCTGGTCCGAGGAAACAGCCAGAATGCCACAGGCAGCCCCAGCATGCTGGCCATCCCAGACGGTCAGCTTGCCGGAAGTGGCATCCAGCATCAGGGGCGTCATCGCCGGTACTGCTTTCGTCAGTTCACCGGGTGCATAACCGGTATGCGCCGGATCACTGTTCCCGAGGGGCTGATTGTGCGTAAATTGTTCAGTGTTAGACATGTTGACCTCTTAAACAGGCGTATTTAACAAATCGTCACCCGCCTCAGCAGAAGCGTTACCTGCCGTGACGGTGCCGGGTGCTGTTTCCATCAGACGATCCAGCGCAGTATCCGTGCGCGCCAGAGCACTCTGAGGTGCTGCGGCAAGAATGCGCTGGGCACTTTCCACGGTCATTCCCGGCGTTTCTGCCAGCGCACGCGCCTGTGATTCACGCCCTTTCGCCTCTTCACAGTTCAGGATCCCCATAATGCGACCGTTTTCGGCTGCGACCGCCGCTGCCACCTGGCTGCTGATATCAACAGTTGCGCCCGCGGCAGGGTCAGTAACGACCACAGCAGGCGCGTCAACGGTGGTCACGGTCTGGTCAGCAGATGCTGCTGGTTGAGTGGTATCTGCGGATGCAGTAGTACCTTTCATGCTTCCTCCTCGGGAAATCATCGTTCGTTTATTAATTGCATCGCGCATAACGTTCAGCGCATCCATGTTGTTGACCAGCTGCTCCGCCAGGCCGTTGTCTACTGATTCCTGGCCTGAAAACACAGCTGCTTCAGTATCAAGAACGGCCTGAACCGACATGCCGGTATAACCTGCCACCTTTTCAGCGAACATCTGCCGGGTAGCGTCGATACGCGCCTGAAAATCTGCACGTACCTCTTTGGGTAATTTCTCGTAGGGGTTCCCGTCCACCTTGTGATCGCCGCTGTAAATCAGCGTGACCTCAACGCCGCTGGTTTTAAGGGCAGCGCCGTAATTGCTGTGGGCCATCATGACCCCGATGGATCCCGTTCTGGCCGTCTGCGTCACAAGCCGACGCGATGCCGCACTGGCAATCAGCTGGCCAGCGCTGCAGTTCATATCGTTGGCTAACGCCCATATGGGTTTGATATCCCGCATGCGGGCGATGATGTCCGCACAGTCAAAGGCACCCGCCACCATTCCACCTGGCGTATCCATATCCAGAAGAATGCCGTCTACACCCGGATCGCTGATTGCCTGCTGGAGGCGGGCGATGATGCCGTTGTACCCCGTCATCCCCGAATACGGCTGGAGTGAGCGGGTTTTACTGACCAGCGTCCCGGAAACCGGCAGCACCGCGATACCATCAGTGACCTGGTAGCTTCGCGCCGGCTTTGGCCCCATGTCCTCATCATCACCAAAGAGTGCCAGCGGTTCAGCCATCTGCTCTGCGCCAAGCGTAACGCCCGACACGGTGTCGGTCAGACGGGTGATACCTAACTGACCAGCGAGCGCGCAAAAGAAAACCCGCGCATAGGCGGGTTCAAGTAAAAGTGGCTCATTGAAGGCCATACTGGCAATGTGCGGGAGATTACGCAGCTCTGGCGTCATCGGTCCCCTCCTCATTCGATTTTTTCAGTCCAGACTCAAAGGCCGAAGCCGCCCACGCTGGCGGTTTAAGTCCCGCTGCGCGGCGCTCCATCGTTTCGCGAACCTGCTGGGCAAAGATTTCCTGATAATCTTCCCCGCGTTTGGCGCATTCCTTCTCATAGGTGCTCAGCCCCGCCTCAATGAGCATGACAGCCTCCTGCACCTCCTTCAGACCGTCAATGGCCATTCTACCGGAGCCGATCCAGTCTGCATTTCCCCAGGCGCTTCTCGCCTCCTGAAAACTGAATCGGGCTTTAGACGGTAATGTCACCACGCGGCGGACAATGGCCTCTTCCAGCCAGCATAAAAACATCTGACAGGCCTGGCGGGAGGCAACAAATTTGCGACGCCCCATAAAGTACGCCCAGGACTCGTTAGCACTGGCGCGGGCGGTGGAATAACTCATCTGCGAATAGTTGCGAGAGAGTTGCTCATACGACACCCCCAGCCCTGCAGCAATGTAGCGCAGCAGAGATTGTTCAAACGTCGAATAGCCGTTGTCAGTGTCCTGCGCTGACTGAAGATTCAGGGAGTCGCCCGGCATCAGATGCGGCACCTTCGCGCCCCCGAGACGAACCGGCGCCGCGGTATAGTACGAGGCCATCTCCCCCAGCCAGCCGGTCATCTTGCTTTGCTGCTCTTTACTGTCTGAGCCGAGAATAAAGTCCATCGCAGTTTGCGTATCCAGCTCACTTTCAATCGTAGCGGCATACATCGCCTTGACAATCGCACTCTGGAGCTGCGTATTTTGCAGTGTATCGAGCATTTTCATTTGCTCCATGACGCTGTAAAACACGTTAGCACCGCGTGTCTGCCCATCTTCCAGGGGTTCAAATACGTGGATAAAGGAAGGCCGGCCGCCGGGCAGTTCACGCGGGATGTAGGTCCACTTCTGCGCCATCCACCCCGGATAGCCATCCTCGCTGACGTAATATCCCAGCGCGGCGCCACTGTCATTTGTTCTGACACCTGCCCGACAGTTTCGCGTGTCTCCGGCATTATTGGGGTTGCTGATGCGTTTTGGGCTCACCATCTTGAACTGTGTGCGGAAAAGACGCGTGGAATCACTGTCCCAGGTGGCCTGTGCACATAACTCACCGTTAAACGCATGCATGGAAACACCCTCGCGGATCATCATGGTGAATGTACGCTTACGTTCCGCATCAATGCAGCAGCAATCGTCCTCCGCAAATTCTTTCCAGGCCGCCTCAACTTCACGGGAGAACGCCCGGGCCTCTTCCTCTCCAATGCCCAGAAAACGCCAGCTGGGGCGATAACTGAGCCGGAAAAATGACCCGACAATGTGATCCTGATGGAGCTGTACCGCGTTTGCCGCATAGCCGTTATTGCGGACCAGGTCGTCAGCGCGCGCGTTACCACGGGAAAAATTAGGCAATAACGCAGCATCTGCGCTTTCACTCGGTGGGTTCCAGGCGCGGAGCTGACCGCCAAAGCCACCAGCACCGCCATGGTATCCGGCATAATCCCGCAGAGCGGTTTTACCGTCCGGTCCTAACAAAGCAGGTGTTTTCATGCGTAAAATCCTGCCGGTCCCCGGCGTCGTGGAGTGGTGCCAACCTGTGACTCAAGTTCGGCAATGTATTTTTTCAGGTCACTGACGGAGGTCGCGGTAAACTCAACCCGCCGGCCGTCTTTTTGCACCGTTGCCACCCGCTTTCCCATCATGAGATCGTGCAACGCAGCGCGGGCGGCATCCAGATCAGTCTGTGTCGCCATTATTCATCTCCAGATAATGCCCTGGCATAATCAGCCAGGGTTTTGTTATTGGTCCGGTTCCCCTCTTCCTCCAGTAGGCTCGCGAGCAGTGAATCAAGATTCAGTTGCCATCGCGAAATACTGATCCGCAGGGCAGCCAGCGCGTACACGAAGCAGTCCAGCGCCTCATTTCGTCGCTTTTTGCTGTCCCAGACGATTTTCTTACGCCCGTCCACCCATTTTTCAACCTGCTCCTCAGCAGTAAGCTGCTGTGCCTCAGCCAGATCGTAAATTTCGGGGTTATTGGGGAAATGCACGGCACCGGCAAGAGGATCACTCCCTTCCGGCTGAAGTGTGAAGCGGTTATAAATCTGCTCCTTTGCGGTATCAGTCCCCACTTCCGTCAGATAAACGCCGTTCTTGTTGCGTTTGCGCGGCATATTCGCCACAGGCTTGCCGTAAACGGAAGCCCCTTTAATTGGGATCACGCGAAACAGACCATGCTTTTTTGAGCGATTGTAGACAATGGTGGGGTCAATACCGCCGATATCCCAGCAGATACGGGATACCGACATTTCCACGCCATTCTTTCGGAGATAGGTTTTGTTAATCGCCTCGTCCACCCTGACGAGGGTCGCTTCATCATCATGACGGCCCATAATGATCTGCCGGTCAATCAGCCAGCTTTCCTCACCGGGCCCCCATCCCCAGACGCGCATTTCATATCGATCCAGTTGGGAGTCGATCCCGGCTGTCAGATAAGCAACACGCTCCGGTACGGATGCCCCGAAGAACTCTTTGCGTTCGGCCATGAGCTCCGCGTCAGGCCGTTCACCAATTTTAGGCTCCCATGTTTCGCCCAGAGTGGTGTTCACGAAGGTTTTACGCTTTCCTGTATCCCCTTTCGTTTTTAGCCAGTCTTTAACGATCTGAACCCAGGTGGTAAACGGGCTGTATGCCGTCCAGATGTGAAACGTCACGCTGTCTGGCGGGTCGATTTCGGTGCCTGTTGATGAAAACCAGGATAAACCGTCGCGCGTCCAGATCCCGGTGGTGTCGCAGATGTAACGAGCTTCAGTGAAATCCAGCTCCTGCTGCTTAATGACGCAGGCATTATGTTCACACAGGTAAAAGACGCTGGAGGGTTCGCCCGGTGTCCATTTCAGCCCGAACGGGGTCTCTTTGTCGCCGAATTTAAGGTACTGCTCTTCACCACAGTGCGGACAGGCAACATGAAAACGCATGAAATGCCCGGACTCGCTGGCAGCACGCTCAATCTGGCAGGTCCCCTTTGTTTTTGGCGTTGAGCCGCGAATAGATTTGGGCCAGACAGACCCCTCAATACGTTTATCACCCAGGAACGTCGGGGATCCCTCTTTCTCAATATCTTCATCGAATGCCGCCAGTTCATCGTAACCGGCGACATCGACCGATTTCTCACGATAGTTTTTCGCCGCTTTACCACCCAGACACCAGAACCCGCGACCGTTGGAGAAGCGTTTCATACTGAGCGTATTGTCCCGGTGCTTTTTTCCATACCAGGGGGCCAGCGCCAGAAGTGACGGAATATCGCGAATCGTCGGCTCAACATGCGACTTCATAAAGTTTTCGGCGTCACCATCAGTAGGCAGCCAGATAAGGGAATTTCGCTGTTTGTGCTGAATAAAATACGCATAAACACCCAGCAACATTTTTGAATAGCCAACACGGGCAGACTTAACAACGTTGACCTCACGTATGTAATCGTTACCCATCGCATTCATGATCGCGCGTTGAAACGGCAACGTTTCCCAGCGCCCTTCCTGGTAGGCCGACTCTTTGGGGAGATAGTAATTATCGTCTGCCCATTCAACCGCCGTTTGCGGCTCAGGTCGGTACAGCGAAAGTAGACCCGCGCGCGCAGAGTGCTGCAGCCCCTTAACCTGACTGTTCGATATATTCACTCAGCAACCCCGGTATTATTTCATCCAGCGCAGCTGCTTTGTTCATGGCTTTAATGATGTCCTTCTTGAGGAAATCAATATGTCGGTTTTCCAGCTCCGGGAAGCGCCGCTGAACCGACAGAGGAACTCCATCAAGAATGCTGGCTACTTCTCCGGCCATCCGCGACAGCACGAACGTGCAGAATGCGGTTTCCACCACCTCAGCGGAATCTTTTGCATTTTTTAGTTCCTGGGCATCTGCCTGCGCTCGGGTGAGGCGGTGACGCTCATAGTCAATCGTACCAGGCTGAAGGTCGGATTCCGATGCAAGACGAAGGTCTTCCACCTCCTTCCGTAATTTCTCATTCTCAATCGCCGCGTCGCGTGCGGAATACCATTCGATAGCCGCGGAAGATTCATAGAGGACCTCATTACCTTTTCCACCGCCACGTGCTACAGGCATTCCCTGATCCTGCCAGTTCTGAATGGTTCGCACGCTGACCCCAAATATTTCAGAAAGACGCTTTTTGTTGACCTCCATAGCTCACTCCATACACAAAAACAGAGAAAGGAAACACCCTCTGGCTATTTAGCCGTTTTTAAGGCTTATCATTTCCTTTCTTTTCAGGGGGTGTTTACAGTTAAAACAATGAATTAGCGAGAAGAAGAACGGAAACGGCAAATGCCTGAAAATTTTCATAAATAGCGAGAATCTGCGAGGTCGCCGCCCCGTAACGGCCCGGATCGCCGGAAAGGACCCGTAAACGATAATGATTATCAATTACACGCTATCGACGGCACTGCTGCCAGATAACACCACCGGGGAAACATTCCATCATGATGGCAGTGCGGACATAGGAAGCCAGTTCATCCATCGCTTTCTTGTCTGCTGCCATTTGCTTTGCGACATCCAGCGCCGCACATTCAGCAGCATTTTTCAGCGCATTATCAAGCACCGCTTCGAGATTGGTATCAACGCCAGATTTAACTTCGAATTTATCGGTACTAATGGTTACCTTGTTCTGCACCGGCTCATCACGCCGGATACCAAGGCTGATGTTGTAGATATTGGTCACCGGCTGAGGTGTATCGATTGCCGCTGCGTGGATAGCACCATTTGCGATAGCGGCGTCCTTGATGAATGGCACTCCATTGCGAATAAGTTCGAAGGAGACGGTGTCACGAATACGCTGGTCCAGCTCGTCGATTGCCTTTTGTGCAGCAGAGGTATCAATCTCAACACCAAGCGCCATCGAAGCGCAATATTGCTGCTTACCAAAACGCGTATTGACCAGGTGTTCAACGGCAAATTTCTGCCCTTCTGATGTCAGAAAGGTAAAGTGATTTTCTTTCTGGTATTCAGTTGCTGTATGTCTGGTTTCAGCAAAACCCAGCTTGCGTAATTCAGCGGCACCAGATTTAGACGGCAGGTCACCTGACAGCAACGCGCCACGGAAAAAGAGTGCATACAGCACGTCAGTAGCAGCGCCAGACAGCGTAATGATTTTGTTACTCATGATACGTTTCCTTTTAGGCGTGAGTCTGTCGCACGGCAATGCCGCCCGAGAGGTAAATGCAACCTAACGGCATCACCCAGGCTCGCTACTGAAAGACTCTCTTCGATATGCGCGTGCGATACGCATGAAATTCCGGTCCGGATACATGTGTTTTTATCAGGATATCCAAACCTATTTGCTTGCCTTATTTTGGTCGTAGCGGAATTAAATCCGTGCAAAGGAGATGTGAGCAATGAGTCTAGAAAAATTATTAATCAAAGACAGGAAGTGCGGTACATGTTCTGTTTGTTGCCATTCGTTACGAATCGAACAACCTAATCTTAAGAAGCTCGCCGATGTGCCATGCCAACACCTTAGACCACAAGGAGGATGCTCGATTTATAATGCACGGCCAGATGTATGCCGTACCTGGTATTGCGGATGGCGAATAATGGATGTTGGCCCAGAAATGAGACCCGACCGGAGTGGGGTTCTGATCCGTTTCGATGGATCCTCACTCTGTTTTCAACCCGTAGATAAAGATCGTGTATCGTCTTTGCTCGATTCAGAGCCGCTGCGCGTTTTGGGTGCCTCCATAGTCAATGGAATGAAGGTTGAAATATCAGTCCCCACGAAGGAAGGTTATTGCTCAGCCAATTTGGACGTTACTGAACTTATGTCAGTGGTCGTTAAAAGTAGAGAGTATGAAAAAATGCGTTCAGCACTGCTTGCAGCTATCCAGTTTGCGTCACATTCAAAGACAGACCCCGTAGAACCACTGAAGTGATTATTCGAGTCGGAGCCCCCTCCGACTCTTTAAAATGGTACTTCTTACAATGCTTAAATTTTTTTAGTAGGCTGACTTCCTCATTATTAATCGACACCATTAATGATTTATCAGATCGAACATTTATTTTTTTCATTGCATGGTTTTCTCTAATTTAATGAGTCCGGCTAGCCTCTTCTGATTCGCAGTTCACCTGCCACGCTCTGTTGTGAGCCAGAATGTCCCGCTTCGTCTGTTTATCCAGCACAGCAATATCATGCTCAGTGAGGTAGATAATATTTACCCAGTCACAGGCCGTGTCCGTTACTTCAGGTTTTACGGGTAAATTTTTCGCGCAACTCACGGTCAACATCGTCATCAGGAAGATGATTAACAGTCTGCTGTACATCCCTGGCTCCTTTTGTTGTTTCTACCCGGCGTTCAGCAACAGCTTCAGTAGCTACTGCACGTTCTTCAGTGCGTTGCTGGTCTGCTTTTGTTTCGGCGATATTGGTTCCGCGTGATTTACCCAGACCAAAAGCACCTGCAATTGCAGCCAGCGCGGCAACAACCAGGCCAATAATCATTTCAAGTCCCATAGTGACCTCACACCAGTGCGGCTTTAGCTTTGGCGTAACGTTCACGGCGGTCGTTAATGCCGTTCTGCCCGCCGTTGATAATCTGCGTGACACGCTCCACATCCCCCGAATAGAGAAGGCAACCACGTAACGTGAAGTACCATGCCGCCGAACGGGCCGCATGTCGCTCTTGCGTCAAAAGTTCTGGCGTACTGATCAGATCAAGTTTCAGCGCCGCACCGCATTTGGTGTAGTTCTCACGACCAGTGATTTGAAGCAGGCCACGACCGCGATATTTCCAGCCGTCACCCTGGCTGTTATTCCCCATGCGGTCACCATAAACCAGATTGGCTATTTGCGGCTGGTGGGCCACCTGCTTACCATCTACACGCCCCAGCATTTCACACTGATACGGCGTCAGGCGTTTACCAAAGGTTTTCTTCAGCCCGTCTACCGAGTATTTGAAGCTCTCGACCAGCGAGGTAAAACCAGCAGATTCATGCCCAACTTGTGCAATGAACATGGCCTGATCGGTAACTGCTGTGATTCCAAACTCTTTCATTGCAGCATCAATGTGCGGAAACCAGCGTGCAGAAAGCCCGGCGCTGATACCAGCCGCCTGCTGAAATTGTGATTGGTTCATTATTGCCTCAAATGATCAACCAGGCGTGCCACGTTGCCTCTGACGGCAACCAGCACAGACAGGAAAATAATGTTGGCCCCGATAGTGGCCCACGATGAATAAGGGTAGATGCCGCACAGATATGCCAGCGGAACTGCGCTGTAGATGACCGTAAGCAGCCACGCCAAGCGAGATATCCATGGTCGATGTCGCGAATCGCCACGACGATAAAACATCAGGGTCAGCACTACACCAGCGCAGAGCAATGCATTTAAAGTTGCCGATGGGTCATTTTGTACCACCTGAACCTCCCCGGCGCGTTATCAGCGCCACCAGCGAGCCAACATCCTGATTATTCAGGAACGTCAGGATTTTCACGGCTAAAGCAGAAACGATTACGGCGCCAATGGCATCCAGTGGTTTATCACTGTAGCCGGTAGCCTGAGCCAGCTTTGAACCCACCAGCCCGGAACAAAGGATCCCTGCGATATACGAAACCAGAAAATATGCCAGTCGGCGCGCTGCACTTAGATCTGCTGCGGTTGCAATGTAAAATACAGCCCCGGCAAATGCGCCAAATACCACACCGTAATCGGTTCCGGACAGAAATCCATAGACGCTGGCTCCCGTCAGGACACCACCAGCCAGCCCAGTACCGGAAATCGGATCGGACATTTAGCCCCCTCTTAATTGCTGTGAGTCCTCTCAGGAATGAGGGGAAATAGGTTCAGGCTTCACGGGCTGGATTTATCAACAATGTGTATCGAGGATGATTCCCATGAGCCTGAAATAGAAAAGGCCACCAATTGGTGGCCTTAGAATGCAAAAAACCCCGCCGAAGCGAGGTTTCAAATATTTATTTGGAACTAACTAGTTATCTTCATGACAACCTGACAAGAGATCATCAGCAGCATGCACGCTTTTTACCATCATCTGGCGTAAGCTTGATGACTACTCCAGGATTCTTGCGTTCTAACATCTGAGTTTGGCTCCATGAAATGCCGAAAGATTCCATAGGAGATGCGTTACCAGCAAAGAGTTCGGCAACGACTTTAGCCGCATCGATCTCGATCTGCTCATGATGTTTCATTGAAGTCCCCTCTATGCAGCGCTAGGCTGTGATTGCTTCTCTTGAAGCATACAAGCAACCAAGTTGGTCACTTGAAAATGTATAAATTAAAGCGTAGTGCATTTTGATGTATCTTGTGTGGGCTCAGATTGCATCAACTAAATGTGGTTTTCAATACTTTTATGATAAACCGAGTCAATTTAAGAACACCACTCACACTACTTAACCGAAAAGGTTTTTCTAAGCACCATAGCGCAACCTCCTCGTTCGTAATCCGAAATGTATTCAAAACCACTTTCAGTATAGTACCTCATTGCGCCATCAACTGGACTGACTAAAGCTATCGTATCAATAGTTTCGCCTTGATGATTGAGGAATTGTGCGTATGCAGAGAAGCAATCCAAAACGATACCCAGCATCTGATGATCTAGGTCTTCATGAGCATCGTTACGCTTTTCCATCCAGCAGATATGTACAGCCTGTTTAGGCTTGTAGTAACACCCGAATGCAAATCCGATTGGCTCACCACGATAGTATACAACCAGTTTAATCGGATGTTCTTCCATCATATCAATGAACACACGCGACTTAAGCCCTGGATCCCAGCGCAGCTTGTTATTTGTTTTAAGAAATTCCATATCTTTTAGGATCAGCTCGTCTGCATATACGAGTTCCAGCGACTTATGCGGAAAGCGTCCTTTCAAATGTTCTGCAACATTTTTGAATACTGCTGTTTGGAAGGCTTGGAACATCATGTCGATCCAGACAAGGCGAAAACCCAAATTTTACCTATTCGATAGCCTGTTTTTCAATGCCATATGAGTAAAATCCGAAAAAAACCCGCTCGGTGGCGGGTTTATTAACTCTGAACATACAATGCCCATCGTTAATGTCAAACATACACAAAAACGGCAACATTGCAAACATTATGACGCTAAATTACGCGATATTTATCACATCTTCACTTTTAGTAACTCGATTTAGCTGAGAGCTTGAATAACTCTCCTCCTGGAAACATTTGGTCACTAGGCTTTCATAGAATGGTTTCCAGCTATAACGCCACGTTCGGTCAGGCAGACTCGGCAACTCAGAAAAAACACCTCGATAGGCAACCGATGATTTTGGCCTGCTGTATCCCCGCCCTTCGCAGCGCTTACATTCTTTGTAAACCGGTACGCCCTGCTGTTCTGTCGCTTTACGGTCAATCGTCTTACCTGTGCCGCCGCACTGGCATCGCTTACTTAACTTTCCGGTGCCATGGCAGCGGGAACATAACGTTTGATCAGTGTCAGTAACATCTCGCTTTACCTCAAAGTCAGATGGTGACTGTCTCATGTCTTTTGCCCATTGTGGCAATCGCATTGTGTAATGGCTTTTCGTCACTGTTTTAGTAGTTGTGAGCAACCCTTTACCACAACATTTTGGGCATTCCACGCTATCAGCTGCTGATGAGGAATAATCGTTATAGGCAAACCGGGCAAGAATACGCATGCAGAGGGGAAACTTTTTCCCTGACGCTTTACGAATGGCCATAGGCGCATGCTCTTTCGCGTACTCCGTTAGCCAAGCTATTGACGCCTCCCTGTCCTGGCTGCTGATACCAGCTTTGCCCAGAAACATTGCCAGGCCGATCCCCGCATCGGCCTGAGTCATCCCCAGTGCAGCCATTACATCAGTAACCGTCAGTTGTTCACTGGCTGTCGCTCTGCAGGTATCTGATATGTGCATACCTTTCGGCGCAAAAAATTTCAGTACATTATCCAGGTTCATACGGTCTCCATACGTTTAAGCTTTCGCAATTACGCCGATCGCCAGCGCCCGATCCATAAAACGCAGTAGCAGCTCAAGCTGCGTACCATGCTTCTGCTCGAATGCCGATACATCGGCGTGTAACTCGTCGTGGCACTCTCTGCACAGAGGGATCACGAAGAGATCATGGGCTTTTGTTGCTGTCCCCCCCATACCGTGCCCTACGATATGGTGCGGATCATCTGCTGGTCGTCGGCAACACTCACAGGGTTGTGTTTTAACCCAGCGGGTGTACGTCTCATTTACCCAGCGGCGACGTTTTGGCCTGAGCATGAAAGACTCTGGCGACTCCGGATTAACAGAGAGCGTGAGGATCTTCTTCGCCTTCTCCTGCACGAGGCTGGTTGCAGACGCAGAAGGCACAATGTCGCTTTCCCTCATGACAGAGCGGATGTTTTCATCCGGAAGGCGTAGCCCCCTGTGCGCAACGCTTTCCGGTATTACATCAGCCAGGTCGTTCCTGACCATCCACCAGCACAGTTCCGGAAGCGTCAGGATATGCGACTCGGGAAAACCAGAATCACGCCGAATGACTTCCAGAATCCAGGATACCAGGTTACCGGCCGCTATACCTGCAAGCTGTTCGGTATGCTGCCCGGACAAAGTGTGATCACAATGCCAGCACAGGCGAATGCTTCCTGGTGAGTGCCGCATTGTTGTGAAGTTCTTGTCGTGCCACGATGAATGTGGCCACTGGCATTCAAACCGAGAACTCAGCCACTGCTCAAGGGAAGGAAGCCCACCGGCGCGCTGAATAACCCGCTCATTCCCGAAGACCTGCCGCATTACCGGATCATCAGCCAGCGGCTGAATGGCGGCGGGAACAGCTCCTGTACTGAATGACGCCATTTCTTCTGGTTCAGGCTCGAGCAGAACGCGACCGCGCATAAAGAGGTGCATCAGTTCCGCGCCGGGACGAAACAACACAATCCCCATGCGATGGGCGACTTCAGGAGTTAACAAAGCCCTCACGCCGCCTGCCCCCCTGCAATATGTTCAGCCCACAAACCACCAATCCAGCGTACTCCCTTGGCAGTGAAGCGCGTCTGGCTGAATGCGTGATTGGATGTGCTCGATGTTCCCGTCTTAACTTCAAATCTTCCCGCGGAAATGTGCTGCGCCATGGGGGTAAGTGTGCCGCCCAGGCGATACAGGATATTGCGTTCAATAAGGAACAGACGAAACTCAGTTTCTTTTGCGTTAAGCAATTTGGCTACCTGCCGGAATGACATGGAGCCTTTTGCAGAGCAATAACGATCAACAAACTCCACTTTTGGCGCCGCTGCTGCCAGTTGGATGGTCAGTTGCTCTTTCTGCTCGGCTAAATCAGCAGCCAGGCGCAGCGCTTCCGGCAATGAGCGGGGAACACTGACACTCTGCCCTTCTTCCAGTTCCTGCCAGCGATCGACGACCGCGGCGGTAAATTCAGGTGACAGTCTGGCAACAATCACCAGAGAGTCGCGTTTGTTAAAACGATACTCCTGGTACACATTACCGTTATGCTCAAAATCGAACTGCGCCAATGGCGCGGTTAAAATTCCCGCAGCAACAAGACGCTCAGCCGAGCGTTTCACGTCACTGTGTTTACTCTGAACCAGATCCGCAATATCACGGCTGGACATTGTTACTACACCATTCACGATTAACTGGCTCATACTTTTCTCCATATCAGGCGGCTGCACCCGCCGGTTCATATCTGCTGATCGTTATCTCTACCCGACCTTTCGGCACTACGGGTCCCCATTCCACCAGCATGCGCTTAATCTGGCTGTCATCTTCCCAGACACCCGCATGCGTCAGCGCGTCAAACAGGGCTTTGTTGTAATTATCGATATCCCGGCGGCGCGCATCCGGCGGGTACAGAGTGATTTCTACCGCTGCCAGTTCAGTCGATGGCTTCGGGAGACGTCGTAATTGCTCAATGATCGCCACGCAGGCAGCGCTTTGGTATTTACGTCCATCAGCGCTAATGAGGTGACGACCGGCCAGCGGCCCCTTGTTAGGGGCGCGCCAGTAAGTGTTCACGCTCGGAGGGAACGGGAGCACAAGTTTCATGCCACCTCCTGTTGTTGCACTGCACACAGTTCCGGAAGATTTGCCTCCACCAGCGCCCTGGCGAACGGTGGTGGTACCGCATTACCGCAGCGGGCTACCTGCTTATCTTTTGCATAGCGATTTCCACGGTAGTCCTGATCAATAACGTATCCATCCGGGAAGCCCTGCGCTTTGTAGAGTTCATGCGGCTGCAACATACGCATTCCGATATCAACGATCTGGTATTTAACCCCATCGATCGTTACCAGCCATTCATCGTCACTTTCCCCGCAATACGTCTCGAGAAATGTGCGTACCTCACCCACGTGTTGGCCACCAGCGGTGATTGTTGGCATGGGTACATCAAGGCGTTGCCCGTCGCGGCATGTTCCACGCAGTTTCACCAGATGAGAGGCAACAACTGCATGATGGTCGACAGTGGTCACTGAGTGCGCGGGTTCATCCATACTGACACCCGGTCCCGTATAGTTACCGCCGTAGTGTTTAGCCAGGAACGCGCTCACCGTCGCGAATTTATTTCCACCTGCAGTAACGGTCCCCAGCGGGTTATCCAGCCGCAGCACACGCGGTTCTTGTCCAGGTCGTTCGCCATAACCCATCTGGATCAGCGTAGGCGTTACCAGTTGAGATTTACCGCCACCGCCAGCGGTGATGGTTCCGCTCGGTTCGTCGGCCCGGTGGCCGACGCTGGCCCCAAACTGGCGGGCTATCACTGGCGCAACAAGACAGGCGCGGGATTGCTTCAGAATGGTATGAGCAGGTTTATCCAGCGGGCGCGGTTTAGCCTGGTATTCACTACCACCATTACCCGCCAGGAATGGCGTCAGTGCAGCCTCAACAATCCCGAGTGCATGCCCATTCCCACCTGGCCGTTTTGATGTGCCAGCGGTTACCGTCGGGACAGGTTCGGTAACTGGCTGCCCGGTTGCGCCAGTGCGGAATTTTGTCAGGTGTGGAACAGCTAACGCGTAACCGTGGGTTTTAGTAATAGTTTGCAAAGGCTCGTCCAGCTTCTGACCGCGGAAACAGTCGTAACTCGTTTTGGTGCTGGTGTGATTGCACTTCACGATAAACGGCGACGCACTTTCGATAACAAAGCGCTGTATGCCGCGCGCGATCCGCTTCAGAGTGTTCTCTGCCAGCGGTTTTTTGCGGTCGAAAATGGACAGGGCCGGAACATTCCAGTCGATACATTCCGCAGCGGTACGCCATGGCATCAGCCTGCCGCTTTGCACCTCCAGAGACTTAGGATCCCCATGGGTAACAGCAGGCCACTGGATTGGGCAACCATCGCAACGCATAACCATGAAGAAGCGTTTGCGGATCGTCGGCGCGCCGTAATCACACGCGCGTAGTTCGCGATAATCAACATCATATCCGAGCCCATCCACCAGCTTTTGCGCCTGCTCGCTACCTCTTTCGATAGACAGAAACTCACAAACCTCAGCCAGTGCCGGGTGATCCGCAGGAATGCCAGTGGAAAGCATGCCGACAAAAGCATTGAATGTTTCGCCAGTGCGGGCAGGGTCTGGACGCATTTCATCGGCCAGCAGCGGTCCCCACGTTTTAAACTCTTCCACGTTCTCCAGCATCATCACGCGCGGTCGTTTCGCCAGTGCCCAACGCAGAACAATCCAGGCAAGACCGCGTATCTCTTTTTTCACTGGCTTCGCGCCTTTTGCCTTCGAGAAGTGTCGGCAGTCTGGGCTAAACCATGCCAGCCCAACAGGATTACCTCCGGTGGCGGCTACCGGATCCACGTCAAATACGGATTCGCAGTAATGCAGTGTGTCCGGGTGGTTCGTCTTGTGCATCGCAATGGCGTTTTCGTCGTGGTTGATCGCAATATCCACGCTGCGCCCGATCGCCAGTTCAATACCCGTTGATGCGCCACCGCCACCAGCAAAGTTATCAACGATAATTTCACGCATTGATGGCCCCCTGCATGCTGCTGACCAGTCCACCAGCAGTAGTAATGATTTCGCTGGTTGGCATACGCTCAAGCCACAGCTGGTTAATGTTCGCTTTCAGCTTGTTCTGCTGCGATGCGTCCAGAGAATCCGCCCCCTCAACCTGGTTGAACACCAGACCAACCTCAAGCGGCCAGATACGCGAATCCACATCAGGTAATACTGCTGGCGCTACAATGGGTTCTTCTTGCTCTGGCACCGTGGTGGCTGGTGGCTGAACCTTTCCCGCGGCAAATTCGACCAGTGACATAAACGCCTTCCCTTTTTCCTCCAGATCGGTACGGCTGATGTAGCTGAAACGCTCGCCGCGCCAGGTCTTGTCGAACAAAGCGATTGCACCAGCAAAGAAAGCACCTGTGGGTTTCTGCTTATCGTCGGCAGGAACAAACCACACAGGGAGATCGAAGCCAATACGACCGCGAATAAACATGATGTGATCGGCGTCTTCCGGCCACCATGTTTCACTTGTCGCCGCTTTAATGAGGAACACGTAACGCCCACCCTTTTCACGCATCTCCATTGTGTGATCCATGATGTGGGTCATGCCGGTGATCGCCTGTTTCTCGTGGTACTGAGAGCGGCTATAGGGTGGATTACCGAATGCGGCCCCGCCGATTGACTCCAGCATTTCCGCCCAATCCTGCACCAGCGCGTTATCTTCGGCGGTGTACCATACCGGGCATTTCGCGTTGTCGTCGTCAGCAAACAAGTCCAGAACTAATGGACCAAATAGTGCGTTGATCCCCCAAAAAAGCAGATCCGGTGTCCGCCACTGATCGCCAACCTCTTTCAGTTCGTGGGCAGGTTTGCAACGCAGTGCTGCCAGCGCCTGGCAATATTTATTTGGCATCATGAGCGGAACCCCGAATTTTCTGGCAGTGAGTAATCAACTGTCTGATAACTGGCCCGTGCTACTGGTGAATCACCTGAAGGCTGTTTCATGGACACGGAAAGCTTCAGACTTAATTCGTCCCACTTTTCGCGAAGTTTTGAAGGGCTGAGAATGTTTTTGCACCAGAAGGAATCCTGATTAGCTCGTTTGAAGAGTGCGCGAATTTGCTTATGCGTTCTGCCGTCCTGCGCCACCATCAGACGTACTTCGTTAGCCCAGGATGCCCAGTTAGGCTCTTTAGGTCGGACTACTTCACCGTCACTTTCAGCGGCCTGCTCGTACATCGCGATGATTTTTCCCCATAGGTATTCCGCACAAGTCAAATCATCCTGACTGCCCCACTGCCGCTTCGGTACATTCCAGGTCACTGCTTCAGGATGTTTAGCAAGAAACTGTTCAACAGGAGATGAACTTTCAGCGTCCGGTTGCGAAGCTTCCGGACAAGAAGGGTTACTGATCTGTTTGTGGTGATCTGAGTAATGATCTGTATAGAGAATAGGTTCCGCGACTTCGCGGTTAGGGTTCCGCGGTTCTACGTTTTCGGTTCCGTGATTCTGCGGAATGGGTTCCGCGACTTCACGTTTCCCGTTCCGCGATTCTGCGGAATCCAGCGTTACCGGGAATAAAACGTTGATTAGAGCTTCGCCATTGATACGGTAATGCGTCTTTTTAGTGCCGTTTACCTGTCGCTGGGCCTTCTCGACAACCCCTGGTAACCATCGGGTACAAATTTTGTTTACCAGACGCTGCACCTGATCTTCACTCACGCCGCGAATCTCTGCCGCCAGCTCACTGTGTTCTTTGTAAAACCAGCCATCATTCAGGTCTGATTTACCGGACCAGAACACAAGCTGGTTTAGCACAGCACCCAAAGCATGCGCCTGCTGATCGCCGGAGAAATAATCGAGGTACGGGACCGGAATGGTGATGCAATTCCTTTGCCCCGACAGCGATTGAACGATTTCAAATATCTGGCTCATGATCGTCCGTTATCTCCCTGAACTTTTGCCTGAAATGCTCAAGTGGGCTGAAGCATTCGTGTGGATAGCCATCTCGCAGGTAGATAACGCGCTGTGTTTCTGGCTCCCAGCGGATAACACGAACTGGCACTCCGCGGTGATCTTTGAACCTTCGGTTAAGTTCGCGCACAGGCGTTTTGCCCTCCGGTTGTAGACCCCCACAATTGAAACCGCCCTACTGTGGTTACACGGAACCCAGCGGTTTGATAATCTGCGTTCATACCGAAACAACGGAGTACCCGAAACCGGGATCATCCTGAGTTGCGGTAGACGGTTAAAAGCCGTTAAACTGTTCATGCGGATTATTTCTCCATACTCGAAGAGTTGTTCGCCAAGGCGCCCGGAGCTGCACACTCGCGGGCGTCACTCTTTTCTGGAAGGCAATAGACTCGTGAAATCAGGTTCAGAAACGTCATAAGCGTTACCCGGAACTGGTAGGCGATTTCGTTCAGACTGTCCCACTCCCCTTTATCAACCACACCATCATCGATGTATCGACGATATGCGTTAACCAAGTCACCAAGCCTGCCCACCAGCTCAGCCAGCTTTAAACCAATCTCTTCGTTCTCTGTTTCTGGTGCCGCGCCCGGGATATGGATCCCGTTATCTGTTTGGCGAGAAAACGCATCAGCTATGTAGCTAACACCGGCGGCTTTCTGTAATACCATCGCCCAACCCATAGGGAAGATCTGATCCCCGCCAACACGGAGGCGGTTAAACAGCGCGTTCTCTGTTACTCCTAACCATTCCGCTGCTTCGGCATAACCACCAGGTAGATCGGTGATCGTTTTTTTTATCGCCGCCACCAGCCATGCTGGCTGACGTTCGACTTTCCAAATAGGCTCGTTACCCACGGCTTACCCCTTAGTTCTGTGGTTACAATTACGCTGCTGAATCTTTAATCTTTTGAAAAATATCAGGACGTAATTTCTCTCTTGAAACTCCGGTGACCTTTTCAATTAGCGCTGATAGTTTTGCTGGTGGTTTTTTCTCTCTGTTCAGCCAGTTCCAGACCTGCTGTTGTTTCACTAATCGCCCAGAACTAGCGGTAAGCTTGCGCGCTAACTCTGATTGGCCACCAGCCAGAGCGATTGCCTCTGAAAGGGCTAACTGCTCGGGAGTCATAGTTTTCTCCTGTATCAATACATAAAAGTTGTTGCCGATAGAGATTATACAACCTTAACAACTTTTATCACAACTTTTAGGTGTTGGAAAGCTAAAACATAAAGTTGTAATCTCACCATAAATAAGGGGGGAAGTTGTGAACACACTGGCGGAAAGACTGAAAATTGCGAGAGAAAAAACAGGGTTAAGCCAAGCTCAACTCGCTGAATCCATAGGTGTTTCTCAACAATCCGTAGCAAAAATAGAAAACGGAGATACATTGCAACCGCGAAAGATAAAAGAAATCGCAAATGTATTAGGCGTTAGCCAAAAGTGGTTGCAACTAGGCATTGAGGAAAATGCTTCACTTTCTGATTTTGTGGTTGGAGAGGCTGAAAGTGCCAGTTTAGACCCTGCCATTTTCGCTGACATACCAGTACTAGATGTTGAGTTATCAGCCGGAAATGGGTGTGAAGCCGAAATTGTGGAGTCTGTAATTGACTGGTTTCCTATCCGAAGAATGGATTTAAGGAAAGCTGGAGTCAGCGCTACAAATGCTAGGATCGTAAAAATTTGGGGGAACAGCTTATTGCCAGTTCTCAATAACGGCGATCATGTTGCTGTTGATATCGCACAAACAAATCCTATTCGAGATGGCGATTTATACGCTGTTAGAGATGGGGTCCTGCTAAGGGTCAAAGTGCTAATAAACCAACCTGATGGTGGTTTAATTATAAGAAGCTTCAACAAAGATGAGTATCCAGATGAAATACTCACCTTCAATGAACGCCGCGCAAGAATTCATGTTATCGGCAGAGTGTTCTGGTCATCACGTTCATGGTAATACGCTAAATAGCATTTCCTCTGAGATAATTTTTAGCTTTGCACCATTATCGTCGCGATAGCTAACAGCTTTCTCTATCTTTCTCCCATGGCTGGAAAATTTCCAGTCTCTGGATGATAGGGTTCCGACAACAAGGAAGTCCAGTTTTTGGGTAATTCCATTACTTATTTTTCCCCCTGCACTTTTGATCCGTTCCTCTACCACCGCTCGTTTACCTGCCATAAAGGTACCCGTTAAACAGTAGGTTTTGTCCGCAAGATCAACGAGTGCATCATTATCAATCGGTAGCCTCGTCGCCAATCCATCAACAACCCCGCTGTCTAGATCGCATCCAGTAAAGTCAACAAGTGCTTTATGTAGAGTTTCGCTTTCCTCTGGAGTTATTACCCCATCGTTAAGGATATCTTTTATTAGAATGTACAAATCCTTCCCTGGGTAGTTACTCTTAAGAGCCCCATTTTGGGTTAACCACCAATCGAGATATCTAATTTCATCTTCCGTCAAGGTCCTATCCGAGATCAGCCCTTTACACAATCCATTAAGAAGATGTAGATCCATTTCAGCAGAGTAAAAATCAATTCCAGGAATATCTAAAATTTCTCTTTGGATTTTTGTCAGACTGTTTTTGAGTTCTTTTCTTTCTTCCTCTGTAATGACACCATCAGCTAAGATATCTGAGACCCTCGCCGATAGACTCTTAATAACACCATTTCTTATAATTTGATTTGCTTCAAGTAGCCATGTGTCAAGGTAAAGAACTTCCTCATCTCTTACCACCCCATCAGCAACAATACCATCAATGATACTGATTAGGTTCGCAAACAACTTATCTCTATTGTGTGTGTAATTAAATACGTAAAGCTTGTCTTCCATACAGCCTCCTCTTTTTTTATACATCCTTGCATTCATCTCATCTTCAATCAAACCACATAAAGTTGTTGACATTGTGCATCACCACAACTAAATTACAACTTAAAGGTGTTACACAACAGCGAACAGGCAGGACGCCCACGAAGTAGCCGCCGGTGGCATATGAATAACCGGATGATTCGCTGACAGGTGTCTTCGGGAGGGGTTGCGAAGCTGGCTTGACCACCAGCAACAGAAACTCAGCCACGATACGGAGCCGTTAACCCACGGCGTGGAGTGTAAATACCATAGGGGTTGTAGCTGGTTGGTCGCCAGCGCCCCGCCCAAAGATACCTACCACCGCGCCTGATGTGGTTAAAAGCAGGCCAAAGCAATAACAAGTAACTCCCTGTTCTGGCGGCCCGGTGTTTTCCCGTTTGTCCGGTAACCGCCAGCCTTTTTCAGGGCACAACATAAAAGGGCATCACCGGGCGACGGGCTCATAACCCAATCCACCCGGGCAAGAGGATGGCGATTGCAGTCGCCGACAAATGCAGGTGCCCTTCTCTGTTGTGTATGGAGAAAGTTCGGCGGTGGCAGCCGCCTTAACGAGGGTAAAACCATGAGTAATGACCGCATGACCGTAGTGCCAGATTTTCTTGGCGAACTGGATGCCGGCGTGTTCATGAACAAAATCGCGGCAGCACTTAATACCACCGCGCTTGGCGTTCTGAACAATGGCAACAAAGGCAAAGTAGTCCTCACCTTTGATTTTGAGCGCATGGGTAATTCCGTTGAAGAGAAGCGCGTCAAGATCAAGCACAAGCTGAACTACAGCACCCCAACACCGCGTGGTAAAGCCTCCGAGGAGGACACAACCGAAACCCCGATGTGGGTCAACAAAGGCGGGAAGCTCACCATCCTGCAGGAAGATCAGGGTCAGTTGTTCGGGATTACTGGCGCGGTGGATGGAAAGCTTAAAGCGGCTCAGTGATCCGCGACAACAAACTCACTGATACCACTTCGATCATCAGTTAATAAGGAATTTCTATGTCTCAGTTAGACAGCGGTACTTTTCAGCAGGTAAAAGACCTGGTCCTTTCTGGCTACCACCTGAATGATATTCATGGCCTGGCTTGCCCGACCGCATTGCTGCCAGATGGTACTAGCGTTGAAAGCCTTGAGCGCTTTTCTCTGGAGCGTTTCCGCTTCCGTGGTGCAATGACAACAACCAGTATTGACGATTTCGCACGTTATTCTAAAGGTTACGCCAGCGCCAGCGATCCAGCCCGTTGCTTCATTGATGCTGACAACATGACCGCTCGTTCAGTGTTCAACATCGGCACCCTGGATAATCCCGGTCACGCCGATAACGTTGCTTCAATCACCCTGAAGAAAACCGCCCCGTTCCGCGCGTTACTGCAGATCGATGGTCAACGTCTGAAGCAAAAGCAAATTGCTGAATGGCTGGAAGACTGGAGTGATTACCTGCTGGCGTTTGATGCCGATGGTAATACGATGCAGATTTCCCAGGCGGCTCAGGCAGTGCGTCGTATCACCATTCAACAAGCAACCCAGCAGGACCATGAAACTAGTGATTTCGCTGGTAAAAAATCCCTGATGCAAAGCGTTGAAGCAAGCAGCAAAGACGTAATGCCTGTGGCGTTCGAGTTCAAATGTGTGCCATATGAAAGTCTGGGCGAACGCCGCTTTAGCTTGCGTAACAGCCTGCTGACCAGCGATGACCCCTGCTTTGTTCTGCGCATCGTCCAACTTGAAGCCCAGGAAGAAGCGATCGCCAACGAATTCCGCGATTTGCTGATCAGCAAGTTCGAAGGTGAATCAGTGGAAACTTTCATCGGTAACTTTAAAGCCTAATTGCTCTGCATTAAATCCCCGGCGCCGCGGGGATTTATTGAAGCGTAATTCCATTAATTATCGCCAACCGGCGAGGGATTCGTGCAACCAAAATCTGCGCGGTGCAGCGCGCCAATATGGAGAAAACCATGAGCTACATTCAGACATTATCCGGCAAAAAATTTAACTACCTGACCGCCACAATCGACGATATCGATGTTGAGGATATCGCGACTGCTCTTTCCAACATCTGTCGATTCGCTGGGCATCTCCCAGAGTTCTACAGTGTGGCCCAGCACTCTGTGCTTGTAAGCCAGATTGTGCCGCCAGAGTTCGCCTTTGAAGCGCTGATGCACGACGCTGCGAAGGCATATTGCCAGGATATTCCAGCCCCGCTCAAAGCCTTGCTGCCTGACTACCAGCGCATGGAAACTTATATTGATGGTCTTATCCGCTTTAAATTCGGTATCTCGCTTGAGCATGCTGCTGTCGTGAAATATGCCGATCTAACCATGTTAGCTACCGAGCGCCGTGATCTGGAAATCGATGACGGTTCAAAGTGGGAAATTCTCGAAGGTATTCCCTGCTCTGATCTCGTTCAGGTTATCCCTCTCCGTCCTGGTCAAGCCTATGGCCTGTTCATGAACCGCTTTAACGAACTGGTGGAGCTGCGCCAATGCGCCGCATGAAGGTAAAAGAACTCGTTGCGGAGGCTTTTGCCTCCGTTGCTGAACTGCCACCAAAGCATGCACCGCTTATGCGCGAAGTCGCCACCAGATTGGACGCTACGTTCGCAGCATTAAAAGAGTCTCTGGTGCAACTGGAACAGGAACGTAAAGGTAAAACGCCATGACCGTATTTGAATATCTCCAGGCTCACCCCAACGCCACCAGCGCTGAAATAGCTAAGGGTTTAAACAAAAAGACAGCTTCGATCGCTGGCGCATTATCGCAACTCTATGGCACCGGCCGGATCGTGAAGTCTGGTGTTCGCAAGGGCATTCCAACATACCGTGTTAACGATATGCCGTTTGGGTGCAGTAACAGCCTAACCATGATGTTTAACCAGCTATTGAATAGCGCCAGACAGGGAGCAGCCCAATGACAGCACTCAACAAACAGGCGCAGCGCCAAACAGCAGAGAAAGCCCAAGAGCATGGCGTATTCAATATGGATATTCACTCCGAGACCGTGCTGGCGCTGCTGGATGAGCTGAAATCCTCAGAGAACAACCTCATTGATAGCGAATGTCATGTTGCTGAACTGGAGGAAGCGCTACGTGATAAACAGGCGTTACTTGAGGCGCTGGATAATTCCCTCCGCGAACTCCTGCCCGGAACTCAGTACATGGACCCGCCAGATGGTGGCAGCGCTACCCCACTGGAGCAAGTGCGACGGATGGTTGCTGACTACCGGAATCGGATTGCAGAACTGGAGGCGCGGGAGGATAAACCAGTTATGTTCATTGACGGCGATATTTCACCTGCTGACGCCGACAAGCTGGCTTCTGTAATTCGAGAGTTCAACGAAGAAACAGAAACTCCAGCAGCAAGAATGGCGAGGATTATTCGCGAAAATCCACATCCAACAAACATATGCGATATGCCAGCCGCTGGCATTGGCGTGAAGGGGGAATGAGATGGCAAAGTCACCAATGAAACTCATGCTGCGGGCATGGAACAAAGAGCTTAAAAATCCAGAATGGGGCATGGGCAATCGTAAACACCGCAAAGCTTGTGCTCGTGATTTTGCCGGAGCCAGCATAGAAACCGATGCTGATATCCCTAACCAAGCCGAAGCAGATGACCGCCTGGCGGAAGAACTTACTTACTGGACGGACTAACCCATGAAAACTAACCACCCGGCGCACAGTCCTGTATCACTCGATCGCCTGCACCAGATAAGCGAAATACTCAGCAAAGCAGCAGCACAAAGCGACGGCGGCAATCTTGGTTACGCAATGGCTGATGCTGTGAAGGTGATTGATGGGGCGATTGCAGCGTTTGGTGCTGAGCCTGTGGCGTGGATAGTTCACGCTCGCACTGGTGACCAATTAACCACAGACGGCGGCTATGTCGCCAATGCCGAGGGGATATTAGGCCTTCATTCGACACCCCTCTATCGCCACGCGCAGCCAGCACAAACCGGCGTAGATGACGATGTACGCAACATCATTGGGTTATTAGAAACCAATGAATGGGCTGAGCATTGCACTGAAACGGTTTTAGGCTCGCGTCTGGAAGCGGAAATAACGCGACTCGTTGGTAGTCCGCAGCCAGCGCTGGTAGTGCCGGGGAATTGCGTAACAGCAGAACACCGTCGCGTTATTGAAATGCTGCTCAATGTTTGCGGGGCCGCATTCGAACTCGCAGATGATAGCTGTCAGCAAGATGTTGATGGCGAAGAGTGCCACGTTGTTCCAGACGACGCATTTCAGAAGCTAAGTGATGCGCTGGACGAAATCGAAAACACTCTCCCGACAGAAGATGTCGACAGGCCAGACGTATTTCTTGCCTGGTCGGCAATGCCAAGGGCAGCGCTGAAATCTATTCTCCAGGCTGGAAACTCTCCGGTAACTCCGGATGGTTACGTACTGGTGCCTATCGTTCCGACCGAGGACATGATTATTAACGGCTTCGAATCGGTTCCAGATCCGCACTTCAGCGATGAAAAAGAGTGGGAGGAATACGAAGCATTGAGTGGATGCCGACAGGCGGCGCGCCGGGATGAGTTGTGCTGGGCAGCAATGATTAAAGCAGCACCAAAACAGGAGAATATTTAACGTGAACAACTTAATGATCGACCTTGAGTCTATGGGCAAAAAACCGAATGCCCCTATTGTCTCCATTGGTGCCGTGTTCTTTGATCCGCAAAGCGGTGATCTTGATCAGGAGTTTTACACCGCCGTTAACCTTGAAAGCGCTATGGAGCAGGGAGCGGTGCCGGATGGTGACACTATTTTGTGGTGGTTAAGACAAAGCTCAGAAGCACGATCAGCAATCTGTGTTGATGATGCGATGCCGATATCATCTGCCCTATCTGAACTGAGCCATTTCATTAATCGGCATTCTGATAACCCAAAATATTTAAAAGTTTGGGGCAATGGAGCTACTTTCGACAACGTTATATTGCGCGGCGCATATGAGCGCGTCGGCCAGGTTTGTCCGTGGCAATTTTGGAACGATCACGACGTCAGAACCATCGTCACATTAGGCAGAGTTGTGGGTTTCGATCCAAAGCGAGATATGCCATTCGATGGGATAGCACATAACGCACTGGCTGATGCCCGCCACCAGGCGAAATATGTTTCAGCGATTTGGCAGAAACTAATCCCAACCACCAGCAACAGCTAAAATTTTCCCCGGGTGCAGCCGGGGTAATGGAGAAATATATGCTGAGCCTCGATTGTGTTCCCATCTCAACTTATTGCAAAGAGACAGGCGAAACCCCGGATGCCATCAACAAACGAGTGCAACGTGGAGTATGGCGTGAAGGGGTTCAGGTGCTAAAGGTCGACGGCGTTAAGGAAAGATGGATTGATCTTAGTGAGGTTGCAAAATGGGCACGACAGAATCGCCTAAACTCCCGCGCGGCGTAACCATCAGGAAACATCGCAACGGCGAAACCATCAATATTACCTTCACTTATAAAGGGGTGAAATGCCGTGAGCCCCTTTCTAATCTGGACGTAACCCAAAAAAACATCAAATACGCCGTGCGCACGCTCGGCGAAATCCATAACAAGATCGAAAGAGGGACGTTTGTTTATGCGGAATACTTTCCCCGTTCTACCCGGTTAAAAATTTTTGGCAACGCTGCCGCAGGCAAAACGGTGAAGATGTACCTGGACGAGTATCTGGTGATTTGTGAAACGAGGAAACTATCTCCTTCAACAATTGGCGGATATAAGAAATGCCGAAGCGCGCTGTCATCACTTCATATTTTTCCTGCAAGTGAGTTGACGCCGGCCGCACTGAAGACATGGATCCAGAACCAAAAAACGACATTGAAAACAATCCGAAACCAGCTGTCATTCCTGCGTTCTGCTTTGGATGAGGCAGTAACGGATGGTGTGCTTCAGATTAACCCTGTATCACTGGTCACAGCCTCACGCTACCAAAGTGATAAATCGGAAGCAGAAAGCAGCTACGTGGTCGATCCTCTATCGCCCGCTGAAGTTAATGCTTTACTCGCTGCGGCCGGAAACAAGCAATGGGAAAATCTTTTCCGGTTCGCTATACAAACAGGCCTACGTAGTTCTGAACTATGTGCTCTTCGCTGGCGTGATATCGACTTCGTTGGAAAGACCGCTCATGTTCAGAATGCCTGTGTTGTCGGCGTTATCAAAGGAACAAAAACAAAAGCCGGTACACGGAAAGTAGAACTGACTGAAGAGGCATTGGTAGCTTTAGCCAGCCAGAAACTGTTCACTTTTATGAAGGATGAAACGATATTCGAAGACCCAAAAAGTAACAAACCATGGGCTAGTGCTGACGCAATTAGAAAAAAAGCATGGGTTCCGACATTGCGAAAGGCAGGTATTCGATACAGAAACCCATATCAGACTAGGCATACATTCGCCACAAGCCATATCAGTCGGGGAACAAACTTGTTCTGGCTTGCGACTCAAATGGGACATAAAGGACCAGAGATGCTTTTCCGTCACTACGGCTCATATCTGAAGGAATATGATGGACAAACAAGCCTGAAGAAGATAAAAATATAATCCATGTCTGAATTATTGGCCGCAATTTGTGGCCATTTCATGGAACAAGGTACAAACATGGCAAATCCAATAACCAAACTAAAAAAAATAAACGTTGTGAAATTTCGCGGACTGAAAAATATAAATATAGAATTTGGTTCTCGCCTAACTGTTATTTGTGGTAAAAACGGCACTTCGAAATCAACAATTCTTGGTATTATCGCCCAAATTTTTAGTTTTACAAAAGATCTGTCTAAGAACCCCGAAGTTGATTTAACACAATATAAGACATTAACTAATGGCAGCTTCAAGTCAGCTTTCAGCGAACACTTTAGACTTTCAGAACAATTTGATACTGCCGGTTCAATGGAAGTCAGGATCAGTGTTTATGATGGCGCATCTAACAAACATCTTGAAAAGCTAACATTGGGCCTATACAGCTCCAGTGACAGGGATAAATCAAGGCCAATAGTCAGGGGTAATGATTCCATACCAGGCAAAAACCAAAGTAGAAACGTCACCCATCCAGTTATTTTTCTAAGTTTAGCCAGACTTCTCCCTATTACTCTACGGACTGATTACTCTACAAGGGATGTTCAGTACATCAATGAAAACTCAGATGATATAAGAATAATGAGCAATCAACTCTTACTTAAGAATAATGGGTGCTCAGTAACAGCCACGAAAGGGACGATCGATTCAATGGTCGTACATGGCGATAATTATGACCACCAATCAGTTTCTGTTGGTGAGGATAATGTAGGGCAATTAATTCAAGCAATATTTTCATTTAAAAGGCTAAAAGAGCTTTATGGCGATTATCATGGGGGTATTTTATTAATTGATGAAGCGGATGCAGGTCTTTTCCCTGCTGCTCAGTTAGAATTAATTAACATTCTTGCTAAAGCAGCTAAAAAGTATGACTTGCAAATAATAATGACTTCACACTCACCATTAATAATTGAAGATATTTTTAATCGTTCTAAGCAAGATGCCAACGGATTTAAAACAATCTATCTAACAGATACCTATGGTGATATTAAAACAAAAGATAACCTATCCTGGGCTGATATCAATGCTGATTTGCATGTTGAAACTGTAAAAATAAATGATGAAATTAGCCTTCCAAAAGCCAACGTATATTTTGAGGATAAAGAAGGTTTTGATTTCTTTAAACAATTGATTATTGACAGAAGAATAAACAGAATATTGAATCCATTGGGGAATATAAATATTAGCTGTACTGCCATCCTAGATTTAATGGCTAGAAAAATCCCTGAGTTTACTATTAAAAGCCTAGTAATCTTAGACGGTGATGTTGCTCTCGATAACAGTGATAATGCAAAAAAAGCAAAAAAAGAGAGAAGCTTATGCTTGCTTCCTAGCATTCTTCCTCCAGATCAAATGATTTTTGAATTCTTATATAACTTACCTCCAGATGATACATATTGGAATAATAAGAATAGATTTACAAAAGCAGTATTTATGAAAATAACAAAAGATATAATTACAACGCTAAAAATAGGTAACCACCCTATTGTTCTACAAAATTCTATAGAGAATTATAAAAAATCAAACAAAAACTATGGAGGAGTTGTTAGAAAACTATTTAAAGATTTTGCCCATACACCTGAGTTCCTAGCACAAGTAAAAGGGCCTGTTAAAGATAACCCCTATAGATATTGGGTGGAGAAACACCCTGTGGAATCCGATAACTTCAAGCATGAACTAATCAAAAATCTTAAAATTATTATGACAAATGGTCATGGCGTTGACTCTGCTACTATCACTTCGTATCTGTCTGGCAACTAATTGATTGAAAAGGGCTTTATGTGATGGCCATAAAGCCCTTTTTTTGATATACTTTAGACCTGACATTTAGAGGTATCATATGCGTTTTAACACCCCACTTCGCTATCCTGGCGGCAAAGGCAAGCTTTCAAATTTCATGCTTCGGATTATTGAAGAAAATAAGCTTTCGCCTATACATTATGCAGAGCCATATGCTGGAGGGGCTGGTTTAGCACTGAAGCTTTTACATTTAAATGTAGCTGAAAAAATCATTCTTAATGATATTAATATCTCTGTTTATGCTTTCTGGCACAGTGTATTAAATAATGCAGATCACCTATGTGCTTTAATTGAAGAAACTGAAGTCACAATGGATGAGTGGTTCAAACAGAAAGAAATAATTAATAAACCAAAAGACCATGATATGCTAACAATTGGTTTTTCTACTTTTTTTCTGAATAGAACAAATCGTTCTGGAATATTAAAAGGTGGTGTGATTGGTGGTAAAAGTCAAGAAGGGCAATGGAAACTTGATGCTCGCTATAACAAGAGTGATTTAATTTCTCGGATTCAGAAAATATCAAAAAACCGTGAAAGAATAGATTTGTATAACATGGATGCAATTGATTTCATAAAAAAGATAGTTGTTCAATTGCCTAAGAAATCATTAACATATTTAGACCCACCATATTACATAAAAGGTAAGGGATTATATATCAATCATTATGAACATAGTGACCATGTTAATGTTGCAAAAGTAGTTCAGAATGATATTAAAACACCATGGATCGTTTCTTACGATAATACTCCTGAGATCCAAGGTATGTATAAGGCATCATCATTAGTGTATGGAATAAACTACAGTGCTCAAGATCGATATAAGGGCTCAGAAGTGATGTTCTTCAGTAAACGATTGAAGGTCTTTAAAACCGATGATCCAACTAAGGTAAAAGCACCTGCCATTAAAAATGCTATGAGCTAGACGACTGCCCCCGGACAGAGAAAGCGCCGCAAAAGAGCCGCAGTAAAGTAACTTTCTGATAAATCATTTAGAATCAATATGATAATAAATTTCGGACGCTGGTTCAACTCCCGCCAGCTCCACCAAATCATGATCCGGATACGTCCGGTGAAGTACAGAAAGCCCGCACGGCACAAGCCCTGCGGGCTTTTTTGTGTCTGTCGTTGTCCGAGAGCATCCGGCTAAATCCAGAGAAAATTGGTACACGTTTAGGTACACGCTATACTGTGGTCCATTAAACGTGTACCAATTATGGAAGGGATCCAGATATGGCGCGTATCACACGCCCCCTCACTAACAATGAAATCCTTAAAGCCAAACCCCGTGAAAAAGACTTCACCCTTCATGATGGTGATGGCTTGTTCTTGCTCGTCAAAACCACTGGTAAAAAACTCTGGCGCTTCCGTTATCAACGACCGGGAAGCAGCAGCCGCACAAATTTGAGTCTCGGCTCATACCCTGCCCTTACACTCGCAGCAGCACGTCAGATACGCGACCAGCACTTAATCACGCTTGCGCAAGGCATGGATCCACAACAGCAACAGGAGCAGGCGTCAGAACAACGCCAGATTGAGTTAGACAGCATTTTCTCAACAGTAGCTGCTAACTGGTTCCAGATTAAAAGCAGAAGTGTCACAGAGGATTATGCAAAGGATATTTGGCGTTCTTTGGATAAAGACGTGTTCCCGGCAATCGGTGCGATACCAGTTCAGGAGATTAAGGCCAGAACGATTGTTGAAGCATTGGAGCCAATAAAAGCACGTGGCGCATTAGAGACGGTTCGTCGCCTAGTCCAGCGTATTAACGAGATAATGATTTACGCGGTTAATACCGGTCTGATTGATGCAAATCCGGCGTCAGGTGTTGGAATGGCATTTGAGAAACCCAAAAAGCAAAACATGCCCACGCTACGACCAGAAGAATTACCCAAGCTGATGCGTTCTCTGGTCATGTCAAATCTATCTGTTTCGACCCGCTGTCTTATTAAGTGGCAGCTTCTGACCCTAGTGCGTCCTTCTGAGGCTTCTGGTGCTCGCTGGGTAGAGATCGATCTCGATGCCAAACTCTGGACGATTCCCGCCGAACGAATGAAGGCTAAGCGTGAACACATTGTTCCTTTATCACCACAAGCATTAGAAATTCTGGATGCGATGAAACCTATCAGTGCTCATCGTGAGCATATTTTCCCGAGCAGGAATGATCCAAAGCACGCCATGAATAGTCAGACAGCAAATGCAGCGCTGAAACGTATTGGCTATGGAGGAAAACTCGTAGCCCATGGATTACGCTCTATTGCCAGTACGGCCATGAATGAAGCTGGATTTAATGCTGATGTGATAGAGGCTGCTTTAGCCCATTCTGATAAAAATGAAGTAAGAAAAGCTTATAACCGCTCTACATATTTAGAACAACGTAAAGAGCTTATGTCATGGTGGGGAAGTCGAGTAAATAAAATATGAAAAAACAGCATCGCCTTTAATGACGATGCTGCGTGTCTTACTGCATATCGAGAAAGAATCTTGATGCAGGATGATATTTATAATCCCCCCAAGGCATCATTCTTTTTTCTGGATAAGTAACAAAAATCCAACGCCGAGATCTTGTTATAGCTACGAAAGCATTATTTCTTTCTTCATCTAGCTCGACTTTGCTCTTAGCTCGATAATCTGGAAAAACCCCCTCACACATACCGATAAGGAAAACTATATCTTTTTCAAGTCCTTTCATTGTATGAACAGTACTTAACATAATCCCATTATTTAAGGTATCATCATTAAGCTGACCCAAAGCAAGTGCATTCCTAAATGAGGATAGATTATCACCGAGGCCTTTACGTTTGAATCGTGTCCACATGGATTGAAGCTGCTCTATATCTTTAATCCCTGTGGCAATATCATCTTCTTTAGCAGAATCTTTGGTATTTGCTCCTAAACTCACCAGTTCTGATTTAATATCTAAACAGAACTTCAAAATATTAGGTGTGTCTACAGACATATGATCAATATGTGCTAAAACCAAGCTAATTAAATCTTTATCTAGGTTAGATGATTTTTTTATGTCAGCATAGACTTTGCTAATATCGTAGGTAACATCTGATTCTGGATTTAATTCTAAACCGATTAATTTATACAATCTCTTCCCATCAACCCAATCCTTTGGATTAACCTTAACCCTTATAGCAAGATCGACTATTTTCCCAATAAGAGAAACAGGCGATTCATTTCTATCACTACGCTTTAGGAAATAAGGTATATTTCTTTTTTTAAGCTCACTTTCCATAGCTTTAAAAACAAATCTATTTCTACCTATAACAACAATTTTAGAGCAATCAATATCGCCCTCAATTTCTGGATGTCTTTTTAAATTCAGTATATGTTGAATGCTATCACAAACCCATATAGCTTCAGATTCTTCATCTGGTAAAGCATTAAAAGATTTATAGCCATCAAGAGCAGCATTAACACCAACTTGGCTATTTGGTTTTAATTTATTAGCTAATTCAATCACTGCTTTCGAAGATCTATAGTTCTCGTTTAAACAATAAGTTTTAGGAGTAAAATCTTTCACGAATGATTTAATAAAATAATCTGATGATGAACCATTAAAACCATAGATCATCTGGTCACTATCACCAACCATCATGACATCTTTTATTTTATCACCGCAGAGAACCTTTATAAATTCGTACTGAGCTCTATTTAAGTCTTGTGCTTCATCAACAAATAAAGCAACGTATTTTTTTTGATATATTCTTGCTACCGATTCTTGATTTAATAGGATTTTATGTGCATATAAAAGTATATCATCAAAATCCACACCACCACTTTCCAATAAAGCAGACTGATAATCTTGATAAATATTCCAAATACGCGGATTGGAGCTGAATTTTATCTTTACTTCATCTTCAGTTAAAAGCTCTCTTTTAATAATAGAGAATACATTAAGATATTGACTTATAACTTTTTCACGATTGCGCTTTTCTCTAACGTCCTCAACATCTAAGTACTCATCAATATTAACCCCCTGTTCTCTTAAGGAATGTAGGAAAACCTCCATCCGATCTTGGTCACGTTCAAATATATGTAATTCTTTTGGTAACCCAATAGTATACCCATAACTTTCGAGTACCCTTTGTGCAACAGAATGAATTGTAGCAATCCAAATCCTATCACGATTTTCTGAGCCATCATCTAACCTTTCAAGCATTTCATCTGCTGCTTTATTTGTGAATGTTAAAGCAACCACACTTCCTCTAGCAGAGTTATTAAGAATGAACCTAACCCTCTCAGTAAGCACTCTTGTTTTACCAGACCCTGCAGATGCAAGAACTTGTATAGCCCCTCCCATAGGAGCTCTAACAACTTCAATTTGAGATTGTGATAAATTATCAATCATAGCTCAAGCCATCCCCTAACTTTATTAAATGCAATAATAACAGATTCCGGAAGTAACTCCTCAATTCTCTTTCCATTTGCATTCTGTGCTAGAATCACTCCTAAATACCCTGCATAACTAGCTTTTGAGTCACGCATTTTTTCAATTATAGCACTATCTTGTAAATCCTCTATTTCTCTTTTCTTGGCTTCTCGATACCGTTCATTAGGACTAGCTTTGGTTTCACTTAACACTAATGATTCAATTATTTCTTCACGAATATTTAACTCGTTGTATAACTCAGCTTCAATATCATTTGTTTCTTTGAGGAACTCTAAAGAGAAACAATCAGGATTCAATACGAGGCCATCTTCACGAACTAAACGTGCTACCTGACGGTTTATCTCACCATGAGTATCACCATCATTATCACTAATAATACAGACAGGGATACCTAAATTACTTGCAAGTTTAATGAATGGTGGGTAATTTTTACCACTGACACTTACACAGTTAACTCCAACACTAAACATCGTCCTACCGAAATACAATTCAAACATGGATGGTATTAATTGTTCTTCTGTAACACCCTCACATAAAATTAAGGCTCGAGAGAAAAGCAACTCACCACGGGTTAACATTATCTCCCTTTTTAATGCATTTTTTTCATCATGTTCAATTCTTTTCTTCAAACAATTTACTGTTACTCCATCACCTTTCTTTATGAATGATCTTATATCTTCTATCTCAGCCATTGCGCTCAGGTATGGTGAATGAGTACTCAGTATAATTTGTCCCTGAGATGATGATAACTGTTTAAACAAGGTTCTTTGTGCATTGGGATGTAGATGCGCTTCTGGCTCTTCAGCTCCAACAATTGGATGTAGCGCCTTATTTTCGAGCTCATGCCGTTCATGCATAAAGCTTAAAAACGATTGAACTGTAAGCATTGAAGCCCAACTTCTCGTCCCAGTGCCATGATATTCCATTGAAAATGAATGGTTTTCTTCATCTCCGAAATGTACTGTAAATTGCTTTGATAGATCTCGGATTTTTTTAGGGAAAGGAGTTATTTCTGTGTGGCTTGATCCTAGAAATGATTGGTTTAACCCTTGAAGTGAATTTTTTAAGCTTTGAAGCGGCTCACTTCTACTCACTGCGGTTTCATTTATTGAACTTATCATTTCTTCAAGTGCAGTAACATCTTCATCTTCATATTTAATATATGATAAGACCTTCCCTATATATGAGCTTTTATCTTTAAGCTCATGATGTATATCCCTCTGAGCCTCAATACAAATATAGGGGATTGCATCAACTTTTGTTCTTACCTTTCTTCTCTCGTTGACAACAATCTCTTTCCATCCCTCAAACTCCCCCCATTCATTCAAATAATAACGTTGTGTATTAAACCCACCTTTTATCTCATCTGGCTGAACTTTTGTACGAATAGCCACAAACTCATGTCCATTTGCATCTACTGCAATATTATCACCGAAAACATCAATCCATTTTTCGTCAAACTCTTCTGTTTTATTATAATGTTCATCCGTAGGTATTATTTTTAAGTCAACGATAACTTCATTAACTTTTAACCCAGAACTATCTATATGAAGATCTTCATCACTAAAGTAACGTTGGTAATCACCTAAAGCTAGTTGCAACGATTTTAGGAAGGATGTTTTCCCCGCATTGTTTGTACCTAACAAAACGGCAATACGTCCTAGCTCAACCTCAATTTCCTTTATACCTCTAAAACCTGAAATCCTAACAGAATTTATAAGAATTGACATATATTCATTCCCTCCTTGATTTTATGACATATACATTCCGAATAAATGTAATAATTCTGTTATCCAGATTATCATTTGCGGAAAATAAAATATAGTATATCCCAACCCTGCCGCGCAATGCTCTCCCCGCCACGCCTGCCCGCTTAAGAGGTCGCTTTTAATGCAGGTGCATGAACGGCCTCAGGCCGCACCGGTACTGGTGTTGCGTGGGATAAAAAATACGGGGATTTGCATGCAAAGCCATGCACCTTATGGATGCATGGCTTTTTTCGGGAAAAATAGCGGAATTTTCGGGGATTTTTTTGCGTGCTAGCGTGCGACCAGTTCTGCACGTCGGCGGGTGTAAATCAGGTTCTGTGCTGGGGTGAATTTCTCGCGATTATCATCCCGCGAAGCCGCATCAGGCCTGAATCCGATGGCCGTTAAAATATCGCTGTCCTGCGCGGAATAATTAATTTTTTCACCTGCGGCCAGCCACACCGACAGGGCTTCACGCAGATAATCAACCGAGTGCTGCATGGCGCTCTGCTTTACTGCGGGAAGCTGTTTGTGATATCCCATCAGCTCAGGTGCCAGCGTGGCGGCCAGCTCCGCGCCGTGCTGCTGCATAAAGTCATGGAGCCGGTTTCGGATACTGATGTGCTGCACCTCCTCATGTGAGCGGATATAGTGACCGGCGGCCTGATTAATTTCCCACTTTTTCACGTCGATATTGTCGCGCAAATCCTGCATTCTGCGCGGAATTTGTTCGTCACCGGCAAGGAGCTGTTCACGGTATTCCCGTTCAAGGTCTGCCAGTTCGGCTTTACGTTTCAGCCAGGTGTTTTTGTTCGTCTGACAGGCCTCAAAGGCCTGCTGTATGGTCACAGTGGTCACGTGTCTCTCTCCTGATTAATGCCGGAACGGCGAGCTGTAGCAGCCCTGTACTTTACGCGGCGGTGGTGGTGTCACCGGGGCGGGGTCGGTTTTCTCCGGTGCGGCACGTATCACACCGTCAACCGACTCGATGGTGCGGAAAGTGGCCGAACATTCGATATTGGTACACTGGTGATAACGCTGTTTGACGTTTTCCGACAGATACCGGCTGGTACGGACGTGCGCGGTCTTTTTGCAGAACGGACAGTGAAACATAATTCAGCCCTCTGCCTGTTCGTGGTCTTTTGCGGCCAGTTCAGCGGCAAGCTTCATCCGTCTGGCCGGGCTTCTTAACAGCGCCATATCAACCCCGGTTATGACCGGGCGATTCATGCCCGTTACGGACAGGACCGGCTCCTGCTCCATATCAAAATGATACAGGGCTGACTGCATATTCAGGGCATCACCCAGCTCACGGGTCACGGTCGCACGCGGCGAGGTTTCCCCGCTCATTTCCAGCGACCGTATACGCAACAGAAAGGCACGTAACAGTGCGGGGCTGATACCGGTCAGCGCCTTCTTCCACTCGCTGTTGGCGTAAGTGGTGAACGCTTTTTCATGGGCGCTGATATAAGCAGTACCGGAGGAGCATGCGCCAAGCATGGCGTGGCTTTTGTCTTTCTCCAGCTCGGTAATCAGACCGGTGAACTCATCAGCCAGTTCGCGGCTGGCGATACGTTTACTGTGTTCAGCTTTCAGTTCAGGAGTGAGGTTGCCGCGCAGGGTTCGAAAGCGGCTGCGCCAGTCCTGTTCGGCCTGTGCACTTTCACTGAGCGCGGTCTGTCGTTCCTGCTCACAACGCTGAATGGAAGCCTCAATGTCGCTGAGTTTACCCATGCTGGCCGTGTGTGCATCTTTTGCTTCGTTAAGTGCGGCCAGCGCACCGGCAATGCGTTGTTCCGCGCCTTCATCCTGTTTACTGATAACGGTCTGCATGGCTTTGATAATGAGTTCGGGTTTCATGTTCAGGCTCTCCGTGTGTTCAACCTGAAATGATTCTGACGCCTCCTGCACAACAACACGATTCATTGCCGTTGTCAGAGTGCTGGCACAAACAGACCTTAAAAACCGGCTGGCCAGAGGAAGGTCGCAGGAAAACCTTACTCACCGTTTGTTTTTTTACTTATAACTATTCACCACTGTTCACCTCAAATAAAAAGATAAGTAATACAGTGAGTTAAGAGGTGAACAGTTGAAGATCTGACTGTTCACCGTCTGTTCACCACTGTTCACCCTCCTGTTTTTTCAGCCAGTCAGTTACTTAGATTTTTTAGCGATTAAAAAGCATATATATATAAATAAAAGTAATCATCGCTTTGCCAAAGAATTATCAAGGATTGCCAACGATTGTCAGAGATTGCCACTGTTTGCCATTCACCTGTTAACGGTTTGTTGTGTGAGATTTCACTGCAAAATGACTTGTTGCCCTGAGGGAAAATATTCACAAAATAGAGAGCTACCCGAAGCCGGACGGACACGACCGGCACTGTATGGACTTTGTGAGGTAGCCCGATGCACACCGCTTTTTCTTCCCCGTCTTCTGCTCCTGCCGCGCCGCTGATGCCGGTTTCTGATACCGTTCACGAACGCTTTATCCGTCTGCCCGAAGTGATGCATCTGTGCGGCCTGTCCCGCTCGACCATTTACGACCTCATCAGCCGGGAAGCCTTCCCGAAACAAATCTCCCTCGGCGGCAAAAACGTGGCGTGGGCGCAGTCTGAAATCACTGCATGGATGGCGGATCGCATTGCCGAACGTAACCGGGGCTATGACGCATGATGATGACCGTTCGGCAAACAGCCCCTTTTTCTGGCTTGCTTCTTTTCGCCGTTTCCAGGTATAGTTTTCCCGCTGTCGCAAAATCGGCAGCCGGGCGTAGGAACCCGAGTTACTCAATGGCGACACCGGACGCGCCATGCGTCTTTTTTTACGTCGTTGCTCAGGCACACCCATTTTTCGGGCTGTGGTGTTTACACCTTAGCCCCTGTCAGATAATGGTGATCCGGGCGGGGCAGCCTTCGGGCTGGCCGGTATTCATTGAGGCCGGTATTCCTACCCCCGTTCGGGTCACCACCCATGAGCGTAGGAACTCCGGTGGTGGCAATAACCGCTACTCAATGGAGGTTGCCACTATGGCTACGACCCTCACCCCGTCACACCCGCAGTTTGTCTTTGTATTTGCCGCTGTTCGTCGCGCAGACCGTAAACCCCGTATTTGTATGCTTCGCACCGTTGCCGGTGATGAGCACGCCGCACGCCTTTCTCTTGTTCGCGATTACGTCCTCTCGTTCGCTGGCCGCCTGCCGGTTGCGGAGGTGCGCGCATGAGACACACCACCATTACTGCCCGTGACCTCGAATGTCTGGAGCATATGCGCAATGTCGGCCAGCTCGTCGGCGACCTGATGCAGGTGCAGGACTGCGCCACCGTTCGTCGTGACCCGGCGCAGCAGTTACAGCTCACCTCCGTGATTTACCTCATGACCGCCCAGCTCGACGGCGTGGTCGAACGCTGCAATCAGCAGTGGCTGACCGGGGAGGGTAACGTATGAAAAAGCCATTACCACCCGTATTACGCGCCGCGCTGTATCGTCGCGCCGTGGCCTGTGCATGGCTGACCCTGTGCGAACGCCAGCACCGCTACCCGCACCTCACCCTCGACGCGCTGGAAAGCGCCATTGCCGCCGAGCTGGAGGGCTTCTACCTGCGCCAGCACGGCGAGGAAAAAGGCCGCCAGATTGCCTGTGCCCTGCTGGAAGATTTAATGGAAGCCGGACCACTCAAAGCCGCCCCGTCGCTGTCCTTTCTCGGGCTGGCCGTGATGGATGAGCTTTGCGCCCGTCATATCACGTCGCCGGTACTGCACTGAGGGAGAAAATAACGATGAAAATGAACGTAACAGAAACCGTAAAACAGGCGTGCGGCCACTGGCCGCGCATTCTCCCTGCGCTGGGTGTGAAGGTGATTAAAAACCGCCATCAGTCCTGCCCGGTATGCGGCGGCTCCGACCGCTTTCGCTTTGATGATAAAGAGGGGCGCGGGACGTGGTTCTGCAATCAGTGCGGCGCGGGTGACGGGCTTAAGCTGGTAGAAAAAGTGTTTGGCGTGACCCCGTCAGAGGCCGCCGGGAAGGTGAATGCCGTGACCGGCAACCTGCCGCCGGTTGCCCCGGAAGTGATTGCGGTCGCAGAGGCTGAAACTGAGGCCGACCGCAAAGCGGCCGCCACGATGGCCGTAAAGCTCATGGAGAAAGCCCGCCCGGCCACCGGCAACGCCTACCTCACCCGCAAGGGGTTCCCCGCTCTGGAATGTCTGACGCTCACCGTCATGCATAAAACCGGCGGCGTGACGTTCCGCGCCGGGGATGTGGTTGTCCCGCTGTATGATGATACCGGTGCACTGGTTAACCTTCAGCTTATCAATGCTGACGGTCTCAAACGAACCCTGAAAGGGGGGCAGGTCAAAGGGACATGTCATGTCATCGAAGGGAAAAAACAGGCCGGAAAACGCCTGTGGATTGCAGAGGGGTATGCGACCGCACTCACCGTGCATCACCTGACCGGGGAAACCGTCATGGTGGCGCTGTCCTCCGTGAACCTCCTTTCTCTGGCGAGCCTTGCCCGTCAGAAATATCCGACCTGTCAGATTGTCCTCGCCGCCGACCGTGACCTTAACGGCGACGGCCAGAGTAAAGCCGCTGCGGCCGCAGACGCCTGTGAGGGCGTTGTTGCCCTGCCGCCGGTGTTCGGTGACTGGAATGATGCGTTTATACAGTACGGCGAGGAAGCCACGCGCAAAGCCATTTATGACGCCATCCGGCCACCGGCGCAAAGTCCGTTCGACACCATGAGCGAGGCAGAATTTACCGCCATGAGCGCCAGCGACAAGGCTTTGCGGGTCCATGAGCATTACGGCGAAGCGCTGGCGGTGGATGCGAACGGCCAGCTCCTGTCCCGCTATGAAAACGGCATCTGGAAAAATATCCCTGCCGCCACTTTTTCACGGAATGTGGCTGATTTATTCCAGCGCTTACGCGCCCCGTTCTCGTCCGGGAAAATTGCCTCGGTGGTGGAGACCCTGAAACTGATTATTCCGCAGCAGGATACACCAGCGCGCCGTCTGATTGGTTTTCGCAACGGGGTACTCGATACCCAAAGCGGCGTATTCAGCCCGCACCACAAATCGCACTGGCTGCGCACGCTGTGCGACGTGGATTTTACCCCACCGGTGGGCGGGGAAACGCTGGAGACTCACGCGCCGAACTTCTGGCGCTGGCTCGACCGTGCGGCCGGTAAAAATCCACAAAAACGCGACGTGATACTCGCTGCGTTGTTTATGGTGCTGGCGAACCGTTACGACTGGCAGCTCTTTCTCGAAGTCACCGGTCCCGGCGGGAGCGGCAAAAGTATTCTGGCCGAAATCGCGACCCTGCTCGCCGGGGAAGATAACGCCACGTCAGCCGATATCGACACACTGGAAGACCCGCGCAAGCGTGCCTCCCTGATTGGCTTCTCGCTGATACGTCTGCCAGACCAGGAAAAATGGAGCGGTGACGGCGCAGGACTCAAGGCCATCACCGGCGGCGATGCGGTCTCGGTTGACCCGAAATACCAGAATCCGTACTCAACACATATTCCGGCGGTGATTCTGGCCGTGAACAACAACCCGATGCGCTTCACCGACCGCAGCGGCGGTGTGTCACGCCGCCGGGTGATTATTCACTTCCCGGAACAGATTGCCCCGGAGGAACGCGACCCGCAGCTCAGGGATAAAATTGCGCGCGAGCTGGCCGTCATCGTGCGCCAGCTTATGCAGAAATTCAGCGACCCGATGACCGCCCGCGCACTGCTCCAGTCGCAGCAGAATTCCGATGAGGCGCTCAACATTAAGCGCGATGCAGACCCGACATTTGATTTTTGCGGCTATCTGGAAATGCTTCCGCAGACCAACGGGATGTTTATGGGGAATGCCAGCATCATCCCGCGTAATTATCGTAAATATCTCTATCACGCGTATCTGGCCTATATGGAGGCTAACGGCTACAGGAACGTGCTCAGCCTGAAAATGTTCGGGCTGGGGCTGCCCATGATGCTGAAAGAGTACGGCCTGAATTATGAGAAGCGGCACACCAAGCAGGGGATACAAACCAATCTGTCGCTGAAAGAGGAAAGTTACGGCGACTGGCTGCCAAAATGCGACGACCCCACTGCGACATAACCAACCTCAGACCGGCAACAGCCGGTCTTTTTCTTTCTGACCATTATCACAGGGTGAACAATCCACTGTTCACCCTTCACCGTATATTCACCCTGTATCACCATGAAATTATTGATAAAAAACCAGAGGTGAACAGTGTGAACAGTAAAACCTGAAAAAACTTTTTATCCCTCCACCACATCGCCTGACCGGGCGCATCCAGAGCGAGAAAAAATCACAAAGGTGAAGAGTCGACTGTTCACTCTTCACCAACTCATCACCATTTATCTTTATGATTTAAAATAGAAAATAAGCATGGTGAACAGTGTGAACAGTTAAATGCAAAAAAACTTTTTTTGAGTATGATGTAGCTCTCCATACTTTATGGAAAGATCCAAGTTAGCTGAAAGCCTCACCAAGACAGCACGTTAATTCGTAACGTGTTAAGCAAAAGGGAATTTTATGGGGACTACTTTGCTTCAAGAAAACCATGAAAAAATTTTAAACATACTAAATGAAGCTAAAGATGTGGCGCTAAGGTATTACAAATTAACCAATAAGCCTCTCGGAATCACTGGAGAAATAGCTGAACATGAAGCTGCAACTCTTCTCGGGTTGTCACTATGTTCAGCACGTCAGTCCGGATACGATGCGACTGAGATTTTGGACGGGAAAGAATATAGAGTTCAAATCAAAGGTCGATATATGCCTGATCCTAAAAAAGTCTCTGCGAGAATTGGTGCTATTGATATATCTAAGCCATTTGATTCTGTTCTTTTAGTTTTGCTTGATGAAAATTATGATGCTTTTGCCATGTATGAAGCATCACGAGATGTAGTAGTCGCAGCTCTTCAAGCTCCGGGGTCAAAGTCTAGAAATGAGCGAAATCAGCTAGGCATAGCAAAATTCAAGTCCATTAGCCGTCTCCGCTGGAGCAAGGTTGTTGAACCTGAGATCCTTTAATTGGTACACGTTTAGGTACACACCTGAAAGTTGAATACGGAAAAATTCTTTATATTTAACGTGTTGATTAATTTATTCAGACTCCGCCAGCCCAAAATTCTCCATCGGTGATTACCAGAGTCATCCGATGAAGTCCTAAGAGCCCGCACGGCGCAAGCCCTGCGGGCTTTTTTGTGCCCTCAATTTGTCCCGCGAAGTCTGATGCCAACTAATTAAATCCGAACCTTTTAGGCCCATTGATAGGCCCAACGAAAAGCTCTATTGTTTTTGAGGGGCCTAAAACTACGGAAACCCGGCAATGGTCAGACAAATCACTCTCCGTAAAAGAAATCGAATCTGCCTGATTCGGGGAAACGAATCACGTTTTCTACGATGGCGATGCGCGGGGCTTTCGGGCGGAGTCCAGCACTTTTCTGGCGAAACAAATTGATCAGCAAGAACAACTCCGCTGTTCGTTAGAAGCCAAAATCAATACTTTCCAACTTGCACCTGAAATCACATAGGCTGGAAGGCTACATCAGTCGCCGTTTTAGATGTTACGACAACACAGTTGCGAAAAACTTATTCTTGTTACTGAAGCGTGAACGGATACATAAAATGATCTACGGAACGCGAGAAGAGACCCGGAGCGATATTTTAAATTTCAACAACCAAAAATCCAAAATAAGATTCATTCTTTTCTGGACTCGCAATTAATCGGCATGTTACTTTAAAATGAATTGATTAATTCCTAACCGTTTCACTGCATCGTGCTGAGATGAGTGTCATTTTTTAAGAAAAGTAACCACATGAACACTGTCACCAGGTTTATTCTGGCATTCAATTTATTTATACCATTAGTGTCACACGCTGAAATTCCTGACAAATTTAATAGCAGTTATCTTCTCGAGGGTTATCAGCTTTATAAAAAGGATCATAACACTATTTACCAACAATCCGCTCCAGCCGCATTTTCAGGATATGTAAGAGGAATAGCAACAGTTCTGACGGCTGAGAAAGAGATTTGTATTTCGGATACATTCGATATAAACCAGGTTTTTGATACCGTAGGCAACTGGCTTAAAAACAAACCAGAAGAAAGAAATAATCCCCCAGCAATGATAGTTGCTGAGGCATTGGTTGAAAAATACCCCTGTTCTTCTTAACTCATCAAAAGGCGGGTTTATACGTTGACGCCAGGTTTATAAACCAGTCGTTCGTTTTTAATGAGCGACTGCTAATCTATATTTCATATTATCTGACCCTTGACTTTAACTGCAAAAACCGCCTTTCTACTAAATACCACGACCCACTTGCCACAAAAAAAGTCAGTATCAATGACAACCCGAATGATAAATATGGATGCGTATTATATAACCCTAAAGAATAAAGAAGCTGGATTACAGGGAAGTTATACAGATAGATACCATATGAAAAATCCCCTATTTTTTCAAAATTGAATCCCAAAGGGATATTCAAACAACAAAAAAGCACAGAGGATACAACAAGAAAATATTCACTCAAAAACCTCAACTCTTTCCCTTCCGCCAGCATATAACAAATAGCAGAAACCACCGCAATTGGTGGGATGAGTTTTATAAAATTTTTAACAATAGCAAACAATGCACCGCCGAAAAAATATGCCGCCATACCGACAAACTGTAACGACATCATCCTGGCATTAGGTGAATCACTGATGCACCGGAAGTAAAACAGCCACGGGACAGAAACCAAACAGACCAAAGTAAAAGCGAGCATTTTATTCCGCACGTATATATAAAAAAAGATCGGCACAGATAAGTACAGGATGATTTCCGTTTTAAGCGTCCACAATGAACCATTGACAGCAGTTAATGGATTATCGACAAATATACCGGGCAAAGCCGGATGCAGAAAGTTCATAAATATTGCATTTGCCACAATATACTTTAATAAATCAAGGTTACAAAAATTTTCTCCGACACTATACATCGCAACTACACAGGCACAAAAAACAATAAAAGAAAGACAAAAATAATATGCAGGAAGTAATCTTAGAGCACGCCTGTAGAAAAAACCACGCTGATTCCTCATGTAGCTTTTTACTATCAGATAGCCGCTTATCACAAAGAAGCATTCAACAATCACATCACCACTAAGGTAAGACAGGATCGGCTTTAACACATCTGAATTTGTAATACCTCCATTATGTACAAGTAGTACACCAACAGCCAGAACCAACCTGATTAGGGTAAAATTATCACTGCATTTAACATTCAT